GTGAGCCGCAAGAGCGTTGAGATCACGCCGGATCGCCGTCAGGCGTTGCCCATCCCTGAGGTTGCCGAGATTCTCGGCGTCTCGCCCATCACTGTCCGCCGCGCTGTCGAAGCTGGCGAGTTCCCCCACGTTCCTGTGCGTAGCAAGAAGCAGGTTCCTCGCGCGTTCGTGGAGGCGCTGCTGGCTGCGCCGAAGTGGGGCGCCGAGCCTGACGAGGTCGCGGTCTGATGCGCGCGATCTCCCCTGACATGCGAAAGGCGACCCCCATCCGCCCAGACCGAGGTCGCCAGCTTCCGCATGTCCCGACCACCAGCACGAGCGAAGGGACAACCATCATCATGCACGACACCCCCGACATTCGCATCCCCGCGCAGCGCTGGCCGGAGCCGGAGCATCAGCTGTGGTGTACGGATCACCTCGGCGACGACGCCGGTTTCGGCATGTGCATCGGTACGGATCTCGAGCTGCCTGGCCTGCAGATCGGTCTCCGCTGGGAGCCCGGCCGGCCGGTCTACGCCAGCGTCGCTACCGGCGTCCGCGTGGAGGAGATCTCCCTGGACGACCTGGAGCATCGGGCGTTGGCGATGCTCACCACCGCGCTGATGGGCCGCGGCATGACCCCGCCCGCCACCGCGCTCACCGGGACGGTGACCGCATGAGAAAGATCCTTAACGTGCCGATCCTTTTGTGGAACGCGGCCCGGCACAGCGACGAGCCGTACACGGCGACCATCGTCTACCGCAGCGACGACCCGTTCGCGGTCGAGATCGTCATCCCCGACCACGACGGCGTCCACGAGGTTGTGCTCTACCGCGACCTGCTGATCGACGGCCTGGAGAAGCCGACCGGCGAGTCCGGTTTCCCGCTGGTCAAGCCGCACGCCGTGCGGGACTACATCACGCTCACGGTGCCGTGCCGGGGCGGGCTGCGCGAACTGTACGCCGAGCGGGACGCTGTCGAGGCGTTCCTGGAGAAGACGTGCCGGATGGTGCCGCTCAACCGGCAGCGGCCGATCGCCCGCGCCGAACTGGACCGCTGGCTGGCGGAGGTGACCGCATGACCGCCGACCGACTCTTCACACCCCACCCCGAGGATGACGCGCAGGCCATGCTGGCGATGCGCACCGATCTCGCCCGGATCGCCACCGCGCTGGAACTGCTGGCCAAGACGCCGGCCGCGATCCAGCACCTGGCCGGCCACGTGTCCGCCGCCGGCCAGGCCCTGCAGAACGGGCTGGAGGACCTCGGCGCTGAGGTCCACAATCTGACCGCGACCGTGAACCAGGGCGTCGAGTTCGCCGACTCCACCGCTGCCGCGGTCGGCTCGGTCGCCGAGACCGTGCACGAACTCACCGACACCGTCGATCGACTCGCCGAGCCCCGGCCGCGCTGGTGGCAGTGGCGGCGCCGCCGCACCATCAGGAAGGCATCGCCGTCGGGCCCCGTCCCCCACATGGCAATGTCCACGCCGGACGAGAGCACCGCCGAGGTGTACGAGTTCCGAGTGGACCTCCGTCGGCAGTCGGACATCGGAGAGCAGACCGTTGACAAGGCGCTGGCCAGTGGCCGGTTCACCGCCGAGTATGAGGCGGCCTACGGCATCGCGCTCAAGATGCTGCCGGGTCTGTGCACCCAGGCGGGCGTAGCGGTCGACCCCAACCAGGTATACGGCCGGATCTTCCGTAGCGACCGTGAAGGCCGATTCTGGCACGTCAACTCCGTGTTTCTGCCTGGTGTGACTGTCCTCGACGCACCGCCTGGAGGGTTCTGATGAACCAGACCCAGGCCGCGCTCCTCGTCGCCGAGCACGCCGAACTGTTGGCCGCCGCGCGCGCCGCCGTCGCCGCGGCCGAGCGCGACGAACCTGACCCGCTCGTGCACGTGCGGCACGTGCTCACCGCCCACGACCAGATGCCCGCGCCCGGGGCACACCCGGCGCAGTTGCTGGCGCAGGCGCTGCCCACCGCCCACCTACAGGCTCTGATCCGAACCCCGGAGACCGTCTGATGAACACCACGACCCCGTCGCCCGATCCTCCGCCCGAGGATGACGTCGCGCGCGGCCTGGCCGCGCTCGAGGACTATGTCGCCTCCCGCCTCCCGGAGCCGGCCGCCCACGAGCCCGATGTCGAGGATTCCGAGGTCGACGACGAGTCCTACATCGAGGACGAGCCTGAACCCGAGTATGGGCTCGACTTCGACGACGACGAAGGCAACACCAGCCGCGTCCGCAAGCTGCGCGCCGAGGTCGCCGAGGCGCACCGCCTCCTGGAGTTGCAGGACGACGACGCGCCTCTGCTGATCGACACGCCCAAGGTGCGCAAGCGTCGCCGCGATGTCAGCGAGGCCGCCCGGCTGCACGAGCTCGCCCAGGACCCGGTCGCGTTGGCCTACCGCGACGCCAAGGTGCGCCGCACTGTCACGGTGATGGTGATGGCGGCGGCCGCGATCGGCCTGGCGGTGTCGAGTATCGGCGTGCAGGCTTCGGTGGCCACGGCGCTGGAACTGAAGGAGCACACGTTCGCCTGGTGGGCGGCGTTCGGCGTGGAGCCGGCCCTATCGCTGCCGCTGCTGGCCGCCGTGGCGGTGCAGGCCTACAGCGCGATGCGCGGCCAGGTCGTCGACCGCAAGGACAAGAACGGCCCCGGCCGGAAGTTGTTCCGCGCCGAGGCGCTGCTGCTCGTTCTGACGCTGGTGTTGAACTGCTGGCCAGCGTTCGCGCCCGACGTCGATTTCGATCTGCTGACGTTGATCGTGCACAGCCTTGGTCCGGTCGCGGCGGTGACCGCGGTGTGGGTGCTGCCGGCGCTGTGGTCGGTGCTGCAGGCGCTGCCTGTCCCGGCGGCCTCCGGTACAGGCCGTACTGATGGCCGTACTCACCTTGAGTACAGGGCAAACGCTGGCCGCCGGTACAGCCCTCCGCCGCCCCGTCCGAGGGTCGATATCGACGCTCTGACGGACCGGGCACGCGCCTTGATCGCCGCCGGGAAGCTGCCCGCCGACGCCGGCATCCAGAAGATCGGCAAAGCGTTGGGGTGCGGCACCGGCACCGCCACCAAGGTCAAGAAGGCGCTCGAAGGAAGGGATTGATGATGAGTAGGACTTCTTCGTCCGGGCCGGAGTGGTCTGGGGACATGCTGGACCGCCCGGAGGTGGTGCAGGCGTTCGCAGCCCAGCTGCGGCGGGCGCTGTCGGAGTATGCCGACTTCGTGGCTCACATGCGGCGTGACGCTGAGGCCATGTGGGCGGAGAACCCGCCGTCGGAATACGGCTCGTTTGAGGCGTGGTGGCGGCATTGGAGGGTTACCGCCCCGTTCGCCGAGATCCAGGAACACCTTGAGGCTGCGGCCAGACTGACGTTCCGGCTGGAGGCCCGATATCGCAGGAACCGTCACGAGATCCCCGCGAAGCGGCAGGCTGCCGCGCAGGACAAGCAGCAGGCGCTCGCGCCCGGCCCTGACCCGGCCAAACGCCCAGCTCAGCCGAGGCGGGCAGGCGCGCGGCCAGCGTCGGCGAAGTCGGACAGGGAGTTCCTCGACCTGATCCGTGAGGAGCGGCCGGCGTGAACGGGACGGTCGACAAGCTGACTCCGGAGGCGCTGCGCCGGCTGCAGAACCTCGCCAGAACTTGGAATGAGCGCACCCAGGCTGTCAAGGATGACGCCCAGTTCGCGAAGTTGTGCTTCGACCGGGCCAAGGCCGCCGCGCGGCGGGCGCGGCGCAGCCAGCGCAACCCGCGGGCGATGTATGAGCTGGCGGAGCTGCTCGCGACGTGGGCCGCCCAGCAGGAGGAGTCCGAAGCACGCTGGCATGGAGGTCACGGATCGTGACTGCGCATCTTCATGTTCATGCGCCGAGTGCGCCTCGCGCGCGCGTAATGCGCGGCGCGCGTACGCGCGGCGCGCGCGCGAGAGAGGTTCCCTCATTCGGTCACTGTCTGTCAACCCTTGAGAGGAGGCGGTCGTGAGCGGCAGCGACGACAAGGACGGGGGCGGCTCGGTCGTACAGTTTCCTCGCGTGTTCCTGCCGGGCTCCTTCGACGCCCCTAGACCAGACCCTGACCCGGGCGTGACGGACAGCCCCGCCGAGGGCGCCGCGCCGTCCGCTCCGGCCGGTGTCTGGCCCCGGCTGCCCGGCGTCGCGGACATGGCGCCACCGCTCGCCCTGACGATGCCTGGTGTCCCGGCCCCGGCCGACGCCGGCGAGGACAGCGGCGAGGATGGCGGGTTCGTCCCGCCCGCGCCGGAGGATCCCGACAATCCGACCGTGCGGGACACGCTCGCGGTCGCGATAGCGCTGGTCACCGCTTTGGGTGTGGCGGCAGCGCAGGGCATGTGGCAGCAGGCCCGCCGCCGGAAGGCGCTCGCTGATGAGGCTCGAGCCAACGCCGACAAGGCGCAGGCCAAGGCTGCCGCCAGCGGCGCTCGGAGAGCGAATGGCGCCGATTCGGGAGGATCGGGGGGCAAGAGGTCGTCTCTGCGTTCCCCGGGTGGCGGCGACCGCAGGGGTTCGCGCCCTGATGGTGGCCGTAAGCGGCGCGACAGGGGCGATCGGCCCGGGGCCGGCCAGGATCGTTCGCGTAAAGGACCGGGACGTGACAGCAAGGGCGGCAATGCACCCCAGGCTGGCCCGGGCGGCAAGACGACGTGGGGGCGCGATAAGCAGAAGCGGCGGAAGGGCGCCGCCAAGGGCGGTTTCGGCTGGCGGAAGCGCCGCGGCGCCGACACTGGCAAGTCGCCGAAGACGCCCAAGGGCGGTGCCGACAAGAACTCCCCGAAGGCTCCGAAGGCTCCTAAGAAGCCTGCGGGCAAGCTGCGGTGGAAGGCTCCCAAACGCCGAGGCAAGGGCGGCGACAAGGATCCGAAGGGCTGGACATCCGGACGCCCGGGCGGCGGCCGCAAGCGCAAGGCAGACAACAAGGGCAAGCCGCGGCACGACCGGCTGCGGTGGAAGGCCAGCAAGCGGCGGCCCGGGCCCGGTGGCGACAAGGCGATCGAGGGGCGGAAACGCTGGAACCGCCGGGTCGCCCCCGAACGCGAGGCCGCGCGCCCGCGTCGGCGTTCCAGGAAGTCCTGGGTGCGCAAGTCGGCGAAGCACGGCGCCAGGTGGTTGAAGCGCTGGAGCCGTCGTAGAACCCGTCCCGAGCCGCGCTCCAGGATGAGTTTCGGGTTCACCTGGCCCAAGCGCGGCAAGCATCGGGGCGCGCGGCAGCGCTGGTGGACCAGACGTCACAAGGCCTCCGGCGCGACCGCGTGGAGCTCGACAGCAGGCGGCACGCCGCCCCCGCCTCCTCCAGGGTTCGAGGGGATGCGCCCGCCGCCGGGGGCGGACCGGAGCGTGCGGGTTGAGTCCTGCGAGCGCGTCGACGATCCCCCAGAGCCGGCGCCCGAGCCCTTGGTCTTGGCGGGAGCACCCGCTGGAGGACGCCCTGCGCTACCCGCAGGCCCTTCGCCGACACCAGCAGCGACCCCGAATGGAGCCCGTTTCGTGAGCGCGCCCGTCCGCAGCACGCAGTACCGCGACGCAGAGTTGACCATCTACGACGTGATCGACGCCGACGCCGACATGGCGGAGGAGATTCTCGACGGGGTGGCCCCGGCCCGGCACACCGCGGACGGCTGCGAGTTGCTGCTCACCCGGCTGGAATCCCTGCACGCCAAGGTCGTCGAGCTGATGGTGCCCGGCGTGCTGGAAGGCATGGTCGTCAGGTTGATGGACAAGACCGCCACCGTGCGCGCCCGCGCCATGGCGATCGCCGACACATTGCCCGCCGCCTCCGAGGCCATCTCTATCGCCGGCGCGAACGCCGCTGCCCGCCACAAGCCTCTGGCCGACGCGGTCCGCGATGCCGGCCACACCCGTCCCGCTGAGCGCGAATACCACGACGAGTAGCAGGAGGAGCTCATGAGCGAGTTGGAGAGGCGCCAGACGGGCGCCGCGGTGGAGGCGAGCGGCGGCGTGTTGGAGACGGCGGTGCGTTACACCATCGTCATCGCCCAGCTCACCATGGCCGGGATCAAGTTGCGCGGGCTGAGCCAGCAGGTCCGCTCCACTTACCGCTACGTCGAGGGCTGCTCGACGTCGGTGGATCGGCTGGCAGAGCAGATGGCGTCGCTGACCGTCGACCGCGACACCGTGGGTGAGCACCATCAGGCCGCGGCCGTCATGCGGAGCGTGCTGAACGAGGCCGAGGCGATGGCGGAGGCGGCCGAGGACCTGTCGACCCTGTTCCAGCAGGCCGCCGACGCCCACGAGGGCGACTACGGGACGGTCGCCGACGCCGCCACCCACATGCCTGTGCCGATGGCTGAGGCCGAGTTCTACAGCAACCGCTGACCGAAGGAGACGATTGTGGCCCGGCCTGTGAACCCGCCAGCACTGTCGCCCGTGGAGGTGACAGTGCCGCAGTGGCACGCGCTGACCAAGATGCAACGCCGCGTGCAGGTCGTCCGCAGCGCTGTGGGGCGCGTGGCCACGCTCGCCGGCGCTGCGTCCGCTGCGGCGGGTCTGTTCACCGGCCACTGGACCGGCGTGTCCCTGCTGGCCGACGCGGCGCTCACTCTGGGCGGGCTGGCCACGCTGCGGCTGTGGAAGCCTGATGGCCACCAGAAGGCGACCGCCACCGTGCTGTACCTGATGCCTGGCGGCAGCCTCGCCTGTCTGCTGGTCGCCGAACAGTGGGTGCCCGGTATCCACCCGCTCGAGGCAGCGGCGCTGGCCACCTGGACGGTGGGAACGTGGGTGGCGCGCCCGGCCGACGTCGCCCGCCGTATGGTGTCCCCGCCGCCGCGCGTCCCGTCAACCACTGTCGCGCCGCTGCCAGCCGAGGTGTGTGACCATCCGGCAGCGCGCTGGTGGGCGCAGAAGGTCGCCATCGACGGCGGTGCCGCCCCCGGCACACTGCTAGAGGACATCGAGCGGACCGGCGAGACAGCCGTGCGGGCGGTGGTCCGCTCCGCCGTCCCCGGCCAGCCGGTCCCGGACATCTCGATCATGCGACTGTCGGCGCTGATGGACGTCCCCGAAGACCTGATAGCCATCGGGCCGGTGCCCGGCCGTGGCTCCGCCTATCGGCTGCTGCAGGTCGGCCGGCCGGACGAGGACGTCACACCGGCCGCGGTGTGGGCCAACCGGATCGCCCCGGACGCCATGCCCGGGACCGTGCTGACCAGCGTGCGCACCGGCCGGCCCGCCGACCGCATAGACGAGGAGGGCTGAAACATGAGCGCGGTCGCTATCCCCGACGGCGAGATCGTCGAGCTGATGCTGGAAGCGCCGCCCGGCCAGGTCGTCAAGTACGACCACGAGGCGCTGTGCTCGGCGCTAGGCGTGGAAGACGACCCTGGCCGGGTCGTCGTCGAGGTGCACGGGCGCCGCGCCATCGTCACCGTCTACCCGGCCAACCCGCTCGCGGTCATGCCGCCGCCCTCCCCCGCCGACATGCTGATGGACCGGCATGGCCGGATCGTGGTCGGCCGCCACCACAACGGGCGCCCGGCCCGGCGCAGGCTTTTCGATAAGCGGACCGGCAGAGCCCAGCGGGCGCTCGTGTTCGGTACCACCGGCGCCGGCAAGTCCCGGATCGTGCAGTACGTGATGGCGTGCGAGAAGCGCAACGGCATCGTCACCTGGTACGGCGACCTGAAAGGTGGCCAGTCCGCGCCCGAGGCCGAGGGAAACGTCGACTGGTTCGCCACCACGCAGGAGGAGGTCATCCTCATGCTGCGGTCGGCAGTCGCGGTCGCCTCGCTCGCCCGGCAGCCCCGCTACTGGAAGATGGGGCGCAACACGTTCCTGATCGGCGACCCCGACCCGCTCATGTCGGTGCGCCTGGACGAGGCCAACCGTGCGCTGGAGCGGGGCGCTCCTTACCGGGACGAAGCGGCCTATCTGCTGCGGGAGTTGAGCCGTGCCGGCGGTTCGCTCGGCGTCGGCGCTGAGCTGGACGCCCAAGCCTCCCACCTGGAAGAGCTCGGCGGCAGCGACACGCTGCGCGCCATGTTCAAGGAGGGCGAGGTCACGCTGCTGCGCTGGACGTCCACCGTCATGCAGCAGCTGGCCAAGGACGGGCTGCTGGAGCCGGGCACGCAGCTCATGCCGATCCCCAAGCAGCTCAAGCAGCCTGAGCTGCGCAGCCAGTTCGACGCGTACGACGACGATGACGACTTCTGCGACACGCAGGGCATGGCCTACCTGCTGACGAGCTTGACCCCGACCAGTCTGATGCGGCATTGGCGGATCGGCTCTATCGAGCCGCTGCCCGGCCTCGACCCGGAGATTCTCGCCCTGTACGGCCCCGGAGAGCCCGCCCGGCTGGAGGAAGCGTCGTGGGAGGCCGCTGGCGAGGCGTACGCCGCCCGCCACGACCCTGCCGCCATGGCCGCGCTGTGCCAGGCGTTGCGCGACGAGTACGCCGAGAAGGAGCAGCGGACGCAGTCGGCGGACGGCGACTCTGCTAGCCGCGGCGGGAGGAAGAAGAAACGCCTGGAGGACCGCGTCGTGACTGCCCTGGCCGCCGCCGAGGACGCGCTGACGGCCGAGGAGATCCTCGACGTCGTCAACCAGGACGGCGGCCGCGAGGTTCGGATCGGCTCGGTCCGTAACACGCTGGTCGCGCTCGCCAACGACGAGGAGATCGCCCGCGTCGGCCATGGCCTGTACGCCCTGAACCGTTGACGTCCACCACCACGGCACCCCCAGGAAGGGAGATCACAGTGAACAGCCTGTATCGGATCCCCGCTGGCTATTGCGGCGGTGTGATCCTCACGGCGCTCGTCGGAAGAACCGGCGCCGACGCAAACCCGCTCCTGACCGTGCTCCTGATCGCGGTCGGCGTCATGGTCACGGCTCTCGCGATCCTTGTGATCGTCGGCGTGGTGCGCTTGGCCGGCGCCCGGCCCGCTCAGTTCATCCGCAGAGACGAGGTCGGCCGTGGCGGACGTCGACCTGGCCACTGACCACCGCCCGCTGTCGTGGCTGGACGCTGGCCTTTGCTCCCAGACGGACCCGGAGGTGTTCTTCCCGGAGAAGGGCGCCTCGCCGAAGGTGGCCAAGCGGGTGTGCCGATCCTGCGAAGTGCAGGCAGAGTGCCTGCAGTATGCGCTATCAAACCCACCATCTAGATCACCATGGAGAATGTCATGTCATCACCTACCCCGGTCGTCCGCCGTCGGCGTCTGGCGCCGTCGCTGAGCGAGGTGCTGCTCGGTCTCGCCGGCGCGCTCGCCACCACCACCCTGATCGCGGGCGCCGCTGCGGCCGCGGCGTTGCGCGCCGAGAAGACAGGCAGGCGAGGTGCACGCCGTGACGTGTGACGTCGCCCGCTGTTGCGGCCCCGGTCTCTGGTGAGGCCGGGGCTTCTTCACACCCCACTGTGTCCGTTTTGTACAGTTTTCAGGTGTGGTGACCTGGCACGGCCCTGACGGCATCCAAATCGACGCGATCACCCTCGACCAGCGTGCCGTCCTCAAAATCACCCAGCAGATCAACGGGCGAACCTACACCCTCGGCTACTGCCGGCACCCCCGAGAGGTCGCGGTGTACGTCGACCTCGCCGACCTGGTCGAAGTCATCCCGTTCCCTCAGGGGCATCGCCTGGCCTCGCGGCCTTCCTGAGCGCCATCTCCGCCTTGATCGGGTCGTCCACCGTCTGCCACCAGTCCAGGTCCCGCAGCTCTTCCATTCGCGCCAGCCGCGCCAGGCGCGCCCTCTGTAGCTCGTCGGCCAGCCCTGGCGGGATGGTCGCCTCTCCGGCCGCTACAGCGACACCGGACGGCATGAGGGAGATAAGCCGCTGCACCTCGGCATCCGCGGCGTCGTAAGCCTGCTGCGCTTTGATCGCATCTGGCGGGATGTCGTAGTCGGCCATGGTCTCCCCCGTGGTGCGTGTGGTTCGAGAGGATCCTAGACCGAACACCCGTGCGGGCCAGCGGCCGGCCCGCTGTGGTTGGCCGGATGCGGACACAACCGTTCGGCAACCCCGCTGCAATCCCCGCCGTCACACTGTTGTCACGTTCCATCCCCCTACTCTCAGGAGTTCGCCCGTGTTCAGACGTCTCGCTCCCGCCGCTGCCGCCGGGACGGCCCTGCTCGCGTCCACACTGGCCGCCGCACCCGCTCAGGCCGCCGCGCCGGCGGTTCAGATCGTGAAGGTGTACTACGACAGCCCCGGCGCGGACCGGCGCTCCAACTCCTCCCTCAACGCCGAGTACGTGGTGCTGAAGAACACAACGAGGAAGACGATCCAGTTGGAGCGCTGGGTGTTGCGGGACGAGACCGGTTACAAGTACCGGTTCGGCCCGTTCACACTCAAGCCGGGCAAAACGGTCACGGTCCGCAGCGGCAGCGGAGAGGACGGCACGTCGACGGTGTACTGGAACCGCAGGCAGTACGTGTGGAACAACGACGGCGACACGGCCAGCATCCACCGAGGCTCAGACCTGAAGAAGATCGATACCTGCTCGTGGGGCAGCGCCGGCGACTGGACCAACTGCCAGTAGCGCAGCGCAGAGCGGCCACCGCCCGAGGTGCGTGAAGCGGTCCTCCGGCTCTACGACCTCGGACGGTAGCCCTCCTGTGGAGGGGCGTGGGCGTCTGGCTGCACCCTGGTCAGAGGCTCAGACACCCACGCCGCAACTCCGACCTTCCCGCCCGGCTCCGTTCCACGCCGCCACCTGCCATTCGTTGCCCTCCAGTGGACAGTGAATCTTCCACCGTCATCGCATCGGCATATCCCCCAGGGGCAGCACGGAGATTGGCAGCAGCTTCACGGAGGAAAGCCATGATCAAGACACTTCACAAGATGGGCATCCGGTCCTCGTTCCTGTACACGTGCGGGATCGCCTCGATCGGGCTGTCGTTCGCGGCCTGGGCATCCTCACTCGCGCTCGAAACCACTAAGGGCATCGACAGGGCCGACCGTTGGGGGATCTTCGTCGGTCAGTGGGCTCCCACATTCTTCGCGCTCGGCTCCGGCCTCCACGTCGAGGAACTCCGCCAAGAACTCATGGAGCAGCGGCAGATCCCTGAAAGGGAGAGGGAGCCCGTACGGGCGCCCGCCGGCGCGTACGGCAGCTGACAAACGCGAAGAAGCCCCGCCCGCCTCCCTTGAGGGAGACGAGCGGGGCGTTCCGTGTCCGCCGTGGCCGTGAGTCCCATCCCCGGCCGACGGCGGACCATCCCAACGCCAGGGTGTGGGCTGCCCCAGCGCGGGACGTCTACAGCGACGTCACGTTCTTGTCCGAATGCGCGCCCGGCGGATAATCCGACGTGACCGGCGCCGGCGACACGTTCGCCCGCAGGATTAGGCCGAGCACGGCGGAGGTGAGCACGACGAACGCGCCCGTCTGCTGCTCGGTGAGCGGCAGCCCGAACGAGGCGAGCCCGGTCAGGATCGTGGACAGGGCGCCGGTGAGCGCGGAGACGACCCACGGCCGGGTGAGGAACGCGACGATGAGCGCGACCACGCCGTTGGCGATCGTCATCACATACCCGGACGTTTCAGCGGTGAGGCCGACCGCGGGCAGCGTGGCCAGGAACGCCACCAGGGCGTTGATGACGTACAACCAGACCGCGGGCTCGTACCCGAAGATTCGTACCTGCATGACGTCCTCCTAGTGGGCGGTGTAGCCGCGGGAGAAGTTGTAGCTCTTGGACTCGGATGCCGAGCCGAGGGTGATCCAGACGGTGTCCCACGGCGCGCCCTTGTCGCGCTGTGCGCCGTTGTTGAGGAAGTGTCCGCGATACCCGCATGCCACGTTGTGGTTCATGTAGACGGCGTGCATCTGGCCGTCGCCGAACACCGCGGCGGTTCCGGAGCCGACGTAGACGCGGATCGTGTGGCCGGCGGACAGCAGCAGTTTGCCGTCGGCCTCGACGACGCCCGGCAGCGAGGTGAGCGTGTAGTTGTTGCACTGGCCGGCGCCCGAGCCGCGGCCGTGCGCCCACGCGTCCTCCACGCGCAGGCCCTTGACGTCGACGGGCTCGGTGGAGGTGTTCTTGATGTCGATGAATTCCTGGTTGCGGTTCCACGGCTGGTCGGCGCCGTAGGCGTTGTAGCCGATCTGGACGATCTCCAGGCCGGGCACATCAGCGGCGGCGGAGGATGGCGTGGCGAGGCCTGCGCCGATGAGGAGGGCCGCCAGGGCGGCCACGAATCTGGTGCGCATAGTGAGGGCGCTCCTTTGATGGATGACATGAAGAAAGGCGGCCGTCACGGGTCCGCCTCCAGGTAGGCCAGCGCCGTTGCTGGCCGGTCAGTCGCCGACGCCCGGCTCGGGCTCGTCGACGCGTTCAGGCCGCTCCAGAGCGGCGTCCAGGGGCGGGTACGGGCGGAGATGCCACCAGCGGGCGAACAGGCCGTCCATGGCTACTTCACGCGCAGCAGCGCAGCCCACGTGCGAGGCCCGACGATCCCGTCAACCTCAAGCTTCTTCGACCGTTGAAACGCCTTCACGTCCGAGTCGAGGGCGGCGTCGAAGTCGGTCCGCTCGAGCCACTCCTGCAGCCCGTCCGTGCCGCCGTAGTGGGCCGGGTCGAGGCCGCCGCGGGCAAACAAGCAGGCGCGGACCGTTTTTACGTCGTAGTTGTTGGCGCCCTTCGCCAGCATGGGCAGCTTCTTCACGAGGTCCTCCACGGTCGACGCTGCCGGCGCGGCAGGCGGCTTGGTGCTGGGCTTGTAGGGCGGGTTCCAGAACCCGGCGATGTGCGTTGCTGACCTGACGCGGCGCTTGCACGCGTCGCCGGTGTTGCCTTCGATCGTGATAACCCGGCCGTCGTCAAGGACGTCTTCAATGACGCCCACGTGGTCGATCGCGGCGATCGTGTTGGTGCCGGCCCAGTCGAAGAACACGATCGCGCCCGGACGGGCATGCTTCTTCAGGTTCTCGACGGTGCCGGCGTACCACAGGCCGCGGTCGCGTCCGTCGTCGGCGTGCCACGGCGTATACGCCCGGTCTCCGGCCGGAAGGACGGCGGCGGCGTTGCCGGACTTGCGCGCCCAATACGTGATCGCCATGTTGCACCACGGCGCCTCAAGAAACGCTTTGCCGTGCCGGGCAGCGTAGTCGCGGGTGATGTGGTTCGGCCTGCCGGACAGGCCGAGGTCGGCGCGGCCCGCGGCCAGCATCTTCGCCGCCGTCATTTCTTCACCGCCGAGGTTCCCGCAGGCCCGTGGGGGATGTAGCCGAGGGATGCCACGCATGTACAACCGTCCACAGGTCCCCACGATGGGCATGTGCTGCGCTCGCCGTACGATCCGCAGCACGGGTTGCGATCCACCTCTGGGTCGTTGCAGCCGCACCGCTCGTGGCGGTGCATCCGGGTGACTGGCTGGCCGCATCCTTCGCACACCAGGAACGGGTTCGCGAACTCGATAAAAGTGTGGGTCCGGGTGCGTGTGATGGTCAGCATCACGCCCCCTCGCCGCGGTAGATGCCGTCATCGTCGGGCGGCCCGAACCGCTCCTTGAGCACGGTCTCTTCGTCGTCTTCCGTGGCTTCCCACGGCTGCCGATCAACTTTGGTGGCGGTGAGCTCGGCTTCGTTCTGCCTCACGGTGAGGGTGCTCCTTCCGGGTTGCAGGCGTAGGTGGTTGGTTCAGGAGGGCGGGGTGGCGGTGCATCGCCATGGTTTTCCGGTGACCTGGCCAGGCGGATCGGGCGGATAACAGTAGATCGGGTTGGCCTGCAGCCATGCCTCGACAGCTGCAGAGATCTGCTCGGCGGACGGAGGCGGCCCCGGGTCGCCCTTTGGGCCAGGGACGGTGGAGTCCTTGCCGTCCACGCCGTCTTTCCCGGGTTCACCTGCTGGCCCGGGCGGGCCTGTCACTGTCTCTCCGGGCTCGCCTTTTTCGCCGCGCGGGCCAGCAGGTGGCGGGTTCTCGCGTAGATACGCCGACACCGCCGCAGCAATCTCCGCCTTGCTCGGCGCCCGGCCAGACGACGGCGGGTTCTGGCGCAGATAGGCGGCGACGGCTGCGCTGATTTCGGCCGAGGTCGGCGGGCGGCCAGGCTCGCCCTGGTCCCCGCGTTCGCCGGGCGGCCCGGGATCCGGGGTCACCTTCGGTTTGCCGCCCATCTCCCGCACCTGCTCGGCGAGTACCTCGCTGTTGCGTTCCGCTACGTCCGCCCGCTCGCGCAAGTCGTGCATTTGCAGCATGATCGCGAAGATGACAGCGGCGAAGATGACAGCGGCGACGAGCGGCAGCGGCCACCAGCGCGGCTGCCGCGATCCCTCTTCCTTCTCGGCTGGCTCGTTGACGGTGGTGTCATCGGCGTGGTCGCGAAACAGCCCGTCGTCGTTGTGCCGGCCCATCATGTCCCCTTGTTCAGCCAGAGCTGGAAGAGCAGGATGACCAGCGGTGCGATGATCGACGTGAAAACGGCGAGGCCGATCAGCCGCTTGTAGTTGTCCCGTTCCTTCTTGTCGGCTTCGCGGTCGGCTTCGATCGCCGTGATTTTGCGTTCGTGATCGTCGAACTGGCGTTGAACAGCCTGCTGGTATGCGGCGAAGAGTTCGCTGGACACAACGCGATCAAGCCGTGAGTTGAGGGACGCGAACCCGGATTCGAGACTGCGGCGCAGGGCCTCCATCGAACGGTGGAGTTCCCACGGTGTCGGCTCATCGGGCACTCACGTCCTCCCTCGTGGACGATCCGGCGGAAGGCCGTGAATGGAAGTAGGTGTGCCGCCCTGCCGGAGCACCCTCAAACGCAGGGCGGCACGTCTCTGGGGTGTCCGCATCCGGCCACGCGGATTCGGGCCAACGTGAGGGACGATCGGAGCGTCCCCTTATCGGCCGTGGATCAGGAGGCGTGGATGGGTAAGGACAAGCCGATCGAAGTACGCAACGTCGGCAGGTCGGTGTCGAAGCCGGCGTGGACGGTCGGCGAGATCGTGTGGATGTGCTGCACGATGGGGATGGCGTATCCGTGGATTTGGGCGCGCCGCCGCAAGAGGACGACGATCACCAAGCATCGTTAGTCAGTCTTCAACAGAGCCTGCCACCACCGGCCGGTCGGGCTGTTCGCCGCGGCGGAGCCGCTCCAGTTCGGCGCGGAGTTCGTCGCGTTCGCCGGTCAGTGCGGCGACGTGGGCGCGCAGTGTCGCCGACTCGGTCAGCGCGTCGTTACGTTGCCGTTCGACCTCGCCGAATACGGCATGAATGTCAACGCTGATCGGTTCCACGTGTCCTCTTCCGGTAGGGGAGCCGCTCGTCGAGGTCCTTGTTCGCCTGGCGATGCCACTCGCCGACGGTCGTCGTGCCGCGACCTGTCCTGATCTCCATGTCCGGCCCGAACCGTGATTTGAGCGCCGCGAGCTTGGCGTGCGCGTCGACCTCGCCGTACTCCAGCCGGCCGTCCGCGGCGGCGGCGACCGGGATCCGCGCCTTGGCACCCGGCTTCGGCATGTCGATCCGCCGCCCGGATGCCTTGACGGCGGCGATCCTGGCGAGGTGCGCCTCCCGCACCTCGTCCAGGCTGGCCGCATTGTGCAGGGTGACCGGACGCCCGGCGCGGGCGCGCGCGACTGGATCGGTGCCGCGGGTGAGGTCCTGGTCGACGTGCGCGGTGTGGATCGCAACGTCGAGCAGCTGCTCGAAGTCGTCCATCGGCAGGCCGTACTCGGCAGCAACCTGGGGCAGCCAGTGAATCGGCATCACATAGCCGTGAAGAGTGCCGTCGTCCTGCAGCACATCAAACTGCCATCGGTCCACGCCATCACGATCATAGTGTTCACGGACATCAACGATCGCCGCCATTACATCCTCCATCCCAGATATGTCACCTCGTGGGGATCAACAGAAGAAGGTTGCGACTGCAGGAATCCGAACGACGATGCCCCGCCCCCGTTCTTGATCGCCGCATAGACGTTACTTCCGATGTCAAAGAACGAGATCACTGGGTAAATCGCCGAGTCCATCGTTCCACCGAAGAAGATCGTGTATCCGGTGGCGAAACCGCCGATTTGAGAACTGCCCCGGACCCATACGCTGTTGTTGCCCGGCTGTCCCAGCATTCCATGCATATCAAACCATGTGTCGTTCACTCTCAGTCCGGTATGCGTAAAGGTGGCCCCTCCGGTCGTGCGAATCAGCTCAACTATTCCAGGTGCCAGCTGCAGAAGCCCCTTTCTGTCGCCGACTGTCACCGACCCCATCTGAACAGCATCTACACCTGCTCCAACATGAGACGTAATGTAGTGGTAATCAAACGTGTTCTCGTAGAACCGGATTTCCGGATCAGCGCCGAAGTTCGGGTTGATCACAAGCCGTGCCGAAGAGCCGGATACCGTGCTTGTGAGTCGGCCGACCATGTCGACGTTGCCGTTGGTGGCGTCCAGGTTCAGGGTCTGGCTGCCGCCGCCGTCGTACAGCCGCAGGCCGTTCATGTCGAGTTCGACCCTGCTCCCCGACCCTGCGGACCGCAGCGTGAAAGAGCCGGAACTGGCCAAGTTGACGAGTTGTGTGCCGCCCGAATTGATGATCCGCAGCCCGGCCGTGTCCAACTCGACCCGGGCACCGCTCGCGGCCGACCTGAGCGTGAAACTGCCGGACGCCAGCAGCGACACCACCTCGGTGGTGCCGCTGAAGACCTTCAGGCCGGAGGTGTCGAGCTGCACACGTGACCCCGACGGTGCGCTGCGCAACGTGAATGACCCGGTGTTGAGCAGACTGACCAGTTCGTTGTTCCCGGAGTCGAAGCCGTGCAACCCGGTGGCGTTCAACACCACGCGCTGACCAGCAGACGCGGTGCGGATCTCGGCGCCGATCAACCAGTTCGACGAGATCGTGCCCGCCGTCACCTTGGTCACGGTCAGGTCCGAGATGTGGGCGTCGTCGATCAGCAGCGCCGTCGCGCTGGCCGACGCAGACGCCGCCGACCGGTTCCCCGCCTCGTCCACCGCGATGACCCGCACCCACCGCGCCGTCGTCTCCTCAACCTCGACCGTCGCGATCGCCGGGATCAGCGCCTGCATCATCGCGGCCGTCGCCGGCGTTTTGCCCTTCAACGTGGTCGAGTCGGCGGTGAATCCGCTGGTAGCACCGACGTGGATCTCCAGGTGTTGGAGATCCTTTTCCAGGTTGAAGGTGCCGCCCGTGGATTTGCCCAGGTTGTGGCTGATTTGGAGGGCGAGCCGGGAGCCGGCGACGGTCGGCGCGGCTGGCGTCGACGGCGGGATCGTGTCGGGGTTGGCTGTGGCGCTCACGGTCGCCGACCAGGCGCCCGCGTTGCCGGCCAGGTCGACGGCGCGGATCCGGAAGTCGTACGTGACCCCAGGGCTCAGGTCGTTGACGACGCCCTGCAGGTCGCCCCACGGCGCATAGGCGATCTCCCACGAGGTGGCCGGGGAGATGCCGTAGCCGATCTCGTAGTGGTGGCCGTCGAGGATCGTCGAGCCGTCAGTGTTGAGCGGCAGCTGCCAGAAGGCGATGATCCGGGCGCGGGTGTTGCCGAGCCCGTCCAGGTAGACCGACGTTTGGAACGGCGTCACCCAGGTGACGACGCCGGGAATGGTCGAGTCGGGGATCGGCCTGGGCCCGACAGGTTCGCTGCCCGCGTTCGTGAGGCTGCGGCCGAGCTCGCCCACCGTAATGCTCGTCGCACCCGACTCGAACCGCACAAAGGGGGTGAGATCGTGCCAGGTGCCGTCCTGGTGCCGGTAGGCGACCGTCATCTCCTCCGTGACCGGCCACGAACACTCCGCCACCCGCAACTTCAAGGGGTTGAACCGCTGTCCGCGAAACGTGACCTCCACGCTGGGGTCGACGATGCCTGAGTCGGGATCCCACACCCACACCCAATCCCCGACCGCGAAGGAGCCGCGCACCTCGTAGTCGTGGGTGGACAGCCGTAGCGCGTTGCGGGTGCCCGAGAAGCGGTTGAGCTGGAGTTGCGCCCTCGCTTGGGCGTTGCCGGTCGACGTGCCCGACTCGGAGACGAGACGGGTCCGCTTGACCGCCTGGCCGCGCAGATCAACGTACGGGTTCGACGCGATGTTCGCCGAGCCGGTGGCGGTCGCCTCCCCCTGGCCTTCGGCGAGGAGGACGACGCGGGTGGTCCAGTCCTGTACGTCCCGGGCCAGGGACATGTCGCCGGGCAGCCCGGTGAGGGCGAGGTCGTGGCCGTCGGCGCCGTTTCGGACGATCACACACTTTGGGGTGGTGGCGAACAGGTTGGCGGCTGGGCCGGCGTCGAGGGTGGCGTTGCCGTTGACCCGCCATTCGCAGTTGAACAGCTGGCACACGTAGTCGACAGCCTTGCGTTTGCTCTGCCACACGTGCGTGCCGGTATACGTGCCGGCCGCGCTGTACAGGGCGCCCTCGATGACCGCGGTGCCGGAGCCGAGGATGTCCCTGATGGCGTTGGGGAACGTCTTGCCGGTGATGTTGAGCGGCGTCTCGAAGATCTCGCCCTTGTCGTCGGAGTCGCCCAACCACAACGCCATCCCCTGGCCGTTGATCTTCTTCGTGGTGTCAAAGTCCCGCCCGGTGAGCACGCCGACATACCGGCCGGTGGTGAGCAGGTTGTCGCCGTACTGGGCCGGGTCGAGGCGGCCGGCCTGTACGGCGATGTGGCCGAAGAACGCCAGGCGGTCCAAGAGGTCTTTCGGGGTTTCCTCGACGAGGGTGATGGACCAGGAGCCGAGCCCCATCAGCGTCTCCGTGACCGGCACCTGCTCACCTCCGAATCGCGGCAGTCGTCTCGGGCAGCGCCGCGAGGTACTGGTCGCGCAGGTTGGTGGCTTGGTCGCCGGACACTGCGGAGCCGCCGCCGGCGACGACGCCGACAAAGAAGTCCATCGCCGTGGCCGCCGTCCGGGTCAGGCCTCCAGATGCGTGCGGGTCGAAGTTCCTCGCCGACCCGGCGATCGCCCTGTTGCCGTTGGCGTCGTCCGTCGACCGCACCACGTACGAGGTCGAGTCGGTCATCGTCTCAGCAGTGGCCAGATACACGCTGAGCGTCCCGGAGTCGCCGCGCTGGAAATACCCTTCGACGAATCTCGAGCCGCGCCGCAGGGTTAGGTCGAGGACGGCTCGGCCGACCGGCGACCGCGACTCCACCAAGCGCACGATCACCTGCTCCGGGTCGTTCCGCAGCACCGTGGCCGACTCCCAGCGGCTGATTTGGGTGCCGCCCACGTCCGCCCACCAGGTTTTCGGCCGCCACGCCGACCCGGTGAACGCGGCCACCTCCAACGATCCGCCGACGGTGAGGGGCCGCACCCGCACCAGGCCGTTGGAGAGCTCCCAGTTGTCGGTGGCCAGCGTGCTCCCGGTGCCGACCCGCTCGAACCCGGAGGACAGGATTCGGGCGCGGCCTCGCAGATAGTCCTCCACCGCGCACCCCCACCGTGGCGAGGTGTTGGCCGGGAGCGCCCGGTAGACGGTGATGGCGCCGTCCGTCGTCGCCCGCGTCATCGTGGACGGCGACGTGGAGCCGGTGTAGTAGCCGTAGGCGCCGACCGGCGGCGCATGCCACCGCTCCCCCGCGAGGCTGAAATCGTTGGCGCGCACAGCGCCACTGAGTCTGCTCTCCAGGTCGACGTCGGTGTCGCCGCCGTGCCTGGCCAGTGTGAGCTTCCAGGTAACCCACGCGATGGACTGCCTGAACCGGTCTGTGTAGTCCGCGGACGCGTCCGTGATCGTGTAGTAGCCGTTCCGCTCGGACTTCTCCTCCCAGATGGCGGGGACGAGCGAGCCGCGCAGCCCGAGCACGCCCTCCAGCCGCTCGAGCAGTTCGGTGCGGCTGATCAGCGGGGTGACTTCTTTGCCGTGGACGGTGAGGGTGCGGCCAGCGTCCCGGACAGTCTCGGATACCGTCATGGTCTCCCGCAGGGTGAGGCGGCCGAGCTGGAGGGTGCTCATCCTGCGTAGGCCTCCCGCTCGATGTCGCGCAGCCCGTCCCGCACCTGCACGAGGACCTGCCGCCACGCGTCCGGCCGCGACGGGTCGATGACGCCCTGGATCGGCATCACCAGGTCGCCGTGGATCACGACTCCGCCACCCGCGCCGCCCGCCGCGACAGCGGGTGCAAACGTGCCGGTGAAGGTAGGCGCCGGCGAAGCGACGTCGGTGAAGGCGCCGGCGACGGTGTCCGCCATCGTCTGCGACGCGGCTTCGAGCATGGGCAGGCTGTGCTCGATACCCATCACCAGGCCGGGCGGCAACTCGCGGCCGATCGCGGCGAACAGCTTCGACGGGGAGGCGATGCCGAGGGCGTCCTTGACCCATTGCGGCATGATTCCGGCGAAGAAGTTGTAGATGGCGTCGCGGAACCACTGCCACAGCGACTGGATTCCGTTCCACAGCCCTATGAGCAGGTCGCGACCGGCGTTGAACAGGGTGCCGCCCAAGTTTCCGAGCGCCCCGGCGATCTGCCCGGGGAGGTCGCGGAACCAGTTGAGCAGGTTGTTGATGCCGTCGGATACCGCGTTGCGGATGTTGTTCCAGGCGCCCGAGACGAACTCGCGGACGCTGTCCCACGCCTGCCGCCAGCGGTCGCCGATTTGGCCGAGGATGTTGGCGATCGTGTCTCGGATCTCGTTGATCCGCTGGCTGATGGCGGCTCGGATGTTGTTCCACGCCTCGGACACCCGGTCGAGGACGCTGCCGAGCCAGCCGCCGATCATGCCGGGGAGTTCGCCGAACCAGGCGATGATGCCGCGCACCCAGTCGACGCCGCGCTGGAACCACTCCCGGAATCCGTTGATCAGGTCGGGGATGATCGAATTGCCGATCAGGGTGTCGTACAGCCATTGGAAGACCTGCACGATCGCGTCGATCGCGACCTTGATGATCCCGGCCAGCCACTCGAAGACCGGGGCGAGCCGGTCTGCCAGCCACGAGATGACGTCGGCGATGATGCCGATCAGCGGCGTCAACACCGACGTGATCAGGTTGAGCAGCACCTCGATGAGCGGCATCACGGCGGTCACGAGCTGCGCGAACAACCCGATGATCGTCGTGAGGAGCGGGGCGAGCGCGTCGATCAATGGCAGCAGCGGCTGCAGGATCGCCATCACCAGCTGCATGAGCGCGTCGAGCAGCGGCATCAACGCTTGCAGGATCTGGCCGAACACGTTCGCGACCAGCGCCAGGATCGGGGTGACCGCCTGCACGAGGCTGACGAGCACGGGCAGCACGGCCTGCACCAGCGGCATCAGCGCCTGCACGACCTGCAATACGAGGCCGATGAGCGGCGTCAACGCCTGGATCGCGACGTCGACCAGCACCTTCAGGACCGGCATCAACGCGGCCAGCAGTTGGGTGACGACTCCGGCGAGGGCGGTGATGACCGGTGTCAGCGCGCCCATCAGCTGGGAGAACAGCGGCAGGAACTGGACCGCCAGTGGGACGATCGCCTGCAGCAGTTGCGCCACCAAGCCGATCAGCGGGGTGATCGCCGGTAGGAGGCTGAGGACCGCCTGGACGATCGCCAGCAGCGCCGGCGCCGCGGCCTGCAGGGCGGTGATGAGCGCGCCGCCGATCTGCTGCACCAACTGGACGATGACCGGCAGCACCGGCGTGAGCGCCTGCACCAGCATCGTGACCGCCTGGGCGAGGATTCCGCCGAGCTGGGCGGCGACCTGCGCGACCAGTTCGATCAGCGGGGTCAGGGCGGGGAGCAGCGCGGCGATCGCGTCGGCGATGAGCACGAGCGCCGGCGCGACGGCCCGCACCGCCTGCGCGAGGGCGTTGCCAAGCGCGGCAGCCAGTTGGCCGAGCGGGGCAAGTAGCGGTGTCACCGCCCGCAACAGCGAGCTGATCACCGTGAGGAGGGTTTGGCCGATCACTCCGGCGATCTGCACGACGATCGGCAGCAGCGGCGCCACCGCCGCGAGCAGTTGGCCGAACGCAGCGACGAGCTGGCCGACGATCGGTGCCGCGGTCTGCAGCAGCTGGGTCAGGATCGGCAGCGCGGCCGTCGCCAGGCTGCCCAGGACGGGGGCGAGGGATGCGGCTGCCTGCGCGAACTGGCCGATATAGGGGACGATCGCCTGCACCGCGGCCAGCAGCGCGCCGCCCAGCACCTGCAGGACCTGGCCGAGGACCGGAAGCAGCGGGGTGACCGCCTGCGCGATGGCGGCCCACGCCTGGACCAGTGCGCCGCCGAGCACGGCCGCGATCTGGGCGACGATCGGGATGAGCGGGGCCAGCGCGGGGATGAGCTGGCCGACGAACTGGCTGATGACCTGGGAGATGAGCGGCAGCAGCGGCTGGACAGCGGCGACCAGGGTGGTGAATGCCTGCACCAATGCGCCGCCGAGGACGGGCACGAGCGCGGTCGCGGTGTCGATCAGCGGGGTGAGAGCGGGCAGCAGGCTCGCCAGCAGCGCGGCGCCAAGCTGAATGGCCTGGGCGGCGAGCGGCGCCAGCGCGGCCAGCAACTCGCCGAACCCCGAGATGATCGGCGTGAGGAGCGGCGCGAGCGTGTTGATGGCGCCGACCAGGGCGGTCGCCAGGGTGTCGGCTACCTGGACGAGCACCGGCAGCAGCGGGATCAGCGCGCCACCGATCTGGGCGACCGCATTCAGGAGGGCTCCGCCCAGCGCGGCGGCGATCTCTGCGATGACCGGCAGCAGCGGCGTCAACGTGGCCAGCAACTGGGACAGCAGGACGGCGGCGAGCTGCCCGAGCTGGACGATCAGCGGCGACACGATCGCCGCCACTTGGCCGATCGCGGCGATGAGCGGGCCGAGCAGCGGGGTGAGCGCCGATACAGCCTGTAGCAGGGTGCCGCCGACCACCGCGACCAGATCCCCGAGGATGGGCAGCAGGGGAGCCACCGCGGCCAGAACGCTGCCGAGCACCTGCCCCAGCTCGGCCACCACTGGGCCGACCGATTGGAACGCGGTGGAGAGGTTCCGGGCGATCGGCGACAGCGCAGCCCCGAGGGAGGCGACCGCCTGGCCGACGCCGTCGACCACCGCAATAAGTCCGGGCAGGAGTTCCGCGGCGGCGACGCCGATCTGCAGGAACACCCCGGCCGCCAACTGCAAGAGCCCGGCCAGGGCGGTGCCGAGCGGCGTCAACGCCGGCCCGATCGCGGCGACAGCGGCGCCGAGCCCGTGAATGACGGCGATGATCCCGGGCGCGACCGCCTGGAGGGCGGGCACGAGCGCCTGCACCGCGCCGACCAGCACCGGCCCGAACGCCGTCGCCAAATCAGCCACGAGCGGCGCGAGCTGACCGATCCCGGCCGCGACAGCCGTGATGACCGGCACCAAGGCTTGGCCGACCTGCGCCAACGCCCGGAAGATGCTGACCAGCACCTGCTGGCCCTGCGCCGACTCCACCCAGGCGTGGGCGGCGTCGACGAGTTGGCCGAGCACACCGAGCGCACCAGCGCCAGCGTCATCGAGCGCGGAGAAGACGCCGCGGATGATGCCGCCGACGTCTGCGATGATCGCGCCGAGTTGTTTGAAGACGTCGACCGCGCCTTGCATCCACTGGAAGGCCCGCCCTGACAGGGCGGCCTCCTCCATGAACTCGCCGAACCGGGCCGCCACCGCGGCGATGCCGGGCGCCAGGTCGGCGACGAACAACGCGCCCGATATGGACAGGGCGCGGAACCCGTCCAGCAGCGGCTGGATCGCCGGTGTCAGGTCCTCTACCGACCGCTTGGTGGCGTTGAAAATCGCGGTGATCGCGTGGATGGTCGCGCTCTCGCGGATGAACTCGACGACCTCGAGCGCGGCCTGCCCGAACGCCTGGGCCACCCCGGTCATGCCGTCGTCCACTGCGTGGATCGCGGGCAGCAGCGACCACATCTGGCCGATCAGCGGCTCGAACAGGGCATCCTGGACGCTGCTCTTGAGGTCTTGGAACGCCGGTGCCATCTGGAACAGCTCGTAGCTGACGAGCTGCGCCGCCCGGCTGAGGTCCTTGGTGGCCCCGATGAACTTCAGGTAGTTGCCGCTGATCGCCGCGGCGAACCCGTCTGCGACACCGTGAAGCGCCAGCTTGAGCGTCCCCATGGCGCTCGCGCCGAGCAGCGCGGCCCCCGGTAGGGCGGCCAACGCCCCGGCAGCGGGGGCGAGCGCCGCAGCGAGCGCGCCGACGCTGACCGCGGCGGATGCGGCGCTGGCGGCGAGGGTGGCCATGGCACCCGCGGCCACACCGAGCTTGCCGAGTTCGGCGAGGAGGCCGCCAGCGGCGACCGTGGCGTTGCCGAACCCGCCGGCCAGCCCGGACACGCGGGGCGTGATGGCGTCGAACACGCGGGCGGCGGTGTCGCCGATGCCGCGCAGCCGGTCGCCGAACCCGTCGTTGGCGCCGTCGCCGGCGGCCTCGCCGAGCCGGCGGCCCTCGGCGTGGAAGCGTGGGCGTTCTCCGCGCAACCGGTCAGCGGAGCCGCCGAGCTGGTCACCGAATTCGTCGTTGAAGCCGTCGCCGGCGGCTCGGCCGTGCGCTTCGGCGGCGGACACGAATCGGCCGCGGTCGTCGTGCCAGCGGCCGAGCGCATCCTGGGAGAAGCGGGCGCCGAACTCGTCGCCCGCGTCGGAGCCGGCCCGGCCGAACTCGGAGCGGACATCGTCGCGGACGCGGTCGGTGTCGGCTCTGACCCGCACGAACGCTTCGGCGAGAGGGGTGCCAGGCATCGACACCCCCCGCCGACTTTCCGCGATCTACTTGGCGAGGGCTGCTACGATCCGCATCCGCTCCTCACGGTCCTGCTGGGTGCGGCGGACAGGGCGAGGCGGGCCGTACAGGTCGTCGAACTCGGCGTGCGGGTCCGCCTCGATCCCCTTTGCGCCGGCGAACGCGAGCAGTGCGGCGGTTTGGAGGAAGTCGGTCCGCCACTCGATCCACAGCGCGTGGATCACATCGAGGTAGTCGGCGAGGGGCAGGTCGGTCAGCCGTAGGAGACCACTGGAGGTGTCTCCTCGACCGGTTTCTCCTCGACGGTGGCCCGCGAGAAGGAAACGACCTTCGCAGTAGCCGGGTCGTTCGGCGGCCCATCGGGCAAGCTCGAGGGCCTCTGTGTAGGGCGGTTCGTGGCCGCCTCTGTCGCGTCCTGCATGATCCCTTTGAGGATTTCGACCAAGGTTGCGTCGTCGGTGCGGTGGCGGCGGCAGTGCGCCCGGAACCGCTGGTAGGTGCGTTCGCCGAGCAGGCCGAGGAACACATCAGCGATGATCGCCACCCCGGATGGGTCCTGCGAGTCGATACCTGCGGCGGCGAGCCGTGCGTACTCGGCGAAGTCCATCGTGCTGATGGCACCCTCGCCTTCGAATTCGACGCCGTCGAGCTCGAACGAGACCGCGGGTACCGCGTTCTGGCTTGCCGCGGCGGGCGGCTTGGAGGTGTAGGAACGCTTCGCCATCACGCGGCCCTCGCTGTCGCCATAATCGCCTTGAACGCCTTAGCCGCGGCCGGACGTTCCAGCTTGAATTCGCATCTGATGGTGGCCTTGGCGGCGCCCTTCGCGCGGGAGACCTCCATGTTGCCGACCTGCAACGCCTTGCGGTACACCCACCTTTCGGTGTGATCTTCGCTTTCCCAGCCGAGCATGGTTCTGACTTCTTCGCCCAGATCCGGGGGTTCGAAGGTGACGATGCCAGTACCGGATGTGATGGTGCCGCCGTTGAGGGCGCGCTTGAGGTTGGCCGCCGTCATCTCGGCCAGGCTGAAGCTCAGCGACAGCTCACGCGAGGTGAGGGCGACCGCGACCGGGTCAAGCTCTTCGGCAACCTCGACGTTTTCCGAGTCGACGCTGTAATTGAACGTAGAGCCTTCGTCCGTGTAGCCGAGCTGGATCCAGTTCGCCGAGACGCTGGCCCACGGCGTGGTCAGGTCGGCCGGCTCAGGCGTGCCGAGCACGGCGATGTATAGCGTGCCGGGCCCGAGCGCGAGGTTGGCCGGGTTTCCACGAGGCATCAGGACTCACCTTCCTTGCTGCTGGTGGCCTGGCCATCGGCGGTCTCAGGCTCGTCATTGCTGGGCTTCTCCGGGGCGTCGTAGCCGTCGGGTGCGCGCACCAGGTCGTGCCAGCCGTACTGCTCGACGTGGCCGGGCGGCACGTGGTCGCCGGGGTTGAAGGCGCGGGAGAACTGGTCGCCGATGAACAGCGGCTGCTCGGCGATGTAGTACGGCGGCGTCGCCGGAGCCTGCTCGACATTCTTGTCAGCCTGCTTGGACTGGCGGGAGGTAGCCATCAGGACACCTTGAAGCAGCCGACCGTCACCGACGTGACGCCCGAGTAGGTGATGTCACACTGGCCGTCCGCCTTCGCGAACACCCGCGGGACGGGAATCTTCCACCGTTCCCCGGCCGGGATCGCCACAGCCCGATCGCCGATCGTCAGACCGTCGAACAGGCCTGGAGTGACGAGAGTGACGGTCACGGACGAACCGCCGCCGTTGTTCACCTCCAAAAACACGCCGTCACCGGCGGCGCACGTGTCGCCGCCGCCAGCGGCCGCGGTGAGAACCGATGCTGATCCGCCGGGGACCAGCACCTGCAGGGGTAGAGCCGCCATATCGTCCTCCAGGTCAGGTCAGGCGGGGATCATTCGAGCGGAGAAGAGACCGCAGGTCAGAGGCAGTAGAACGAGGCGTCGACGAGGAACTGCCATTGCTCGCGGTCGGAGTCGTGGTTATCCACGAGCAGCGGGCCGACGATGTCGTCGGCAACCAGGAACGCGTGGCCGTCGACCGCGGCCGGGGCGCCCTTCAGCGCTGCGACCGCGTTCGCGTAAGCGGTCGCGGCGAGTTCGGCGGCCTCGTCGGTACCGGCATAGATCGACGCTGAGATGCGGGGGCTGTCGAGCACGTCCTCGGCGACCAGATCGGCGGCGCGGCCGATCCGCGACAGGAGCACGTAGGCGCCTTGGCCGGGGGAACGCGGATGCTGCCGGAACGCGCCCAACGCGATCGGCCGACCAGGGCCGACGAGGTCGGGTTGGGCGGTGATCCAGGCGCGGACGAGGGTCACGGCGGCGACGTAGCCGGGCACGGTCAGGCTCCGCGAAGGTCTTCGAGCGCTGGCCGCAGGTACGGCTGAGCGCTGGTGCCGGGGTGGTTGACCTTCTTGGCGAAGTGCACACGCCCGTCGGCGCCGACCCATCGCAGCCAGCCGCGAGGGTTCTTCGGCCTGATCACATGCGGTCGCGTGCCTACCTCGAGAAAAAGGCCTAGCGGCTCGCCTTGTGGTGTTTTGGCTGGTGATGCGATGTCGGTGTAGAGGCCGATCGCGTCCCGGTGGAGTTCCCAACCGATTTTGGAGCGGGTATAGCCGGATGGGCGGCCGCCGGAGCCGCGCGGGGAGACCGGGCAGCGCCGCTTGGCGCCCTGGGTGACGATTTCGCCGTAGCGGGCCATCTGCCGGCCGACCGGCCCCTGGGGACTCTTGAAGATGCGGTCGAGTTCAGCCTCGTTGAAGTCGATGCGGAAACCCCGGCCACCTGCTCCAACCGCCACATCAACCTCCTTAGAGGGGGTAGTCGCCGGGCCAGGTCGGGTCCGGCATGGCCCACACCGGCAGCAAGGATCCGTCTGTGCCGGAACCGGCGTCGTTGACCGCGTTGATGAGCCGCTGCAGGGCGTCGTTGGCCTGCTGACGGAGATGTTCGTAGACGCTGACGTCGGCCTGCCGGTCCGGGTAGGCGAGCTCGATCGAGGCGGCGGCCAGGAGCGCGGCAGTGTCCGTCGCCATCCCGGTCAGGAACGCCGGCGTGGCGGGCAGCGTCCCGCCGATCGCGGCAAGCACCTCACGCACAGCACGGTTAATGTGCCGCATCGCCTGCTCGCCAGTCGGCGTCGTGGACGCGTTGAACGTGCCCAGCAGCGTGTCGTCGCTGGGGGTGTCAGCCGATCGGGTGCGGGTGGGGATGTGGTCGGCGACCTGCTCCAGCAGTGGAGCCCACGACTCAGCCACAACCCCTCCTCACACGGTTGCGGGCGGCCCGGCCGGCGGCTACGGGGGAAACCATCCGACCGGACCACGACCTACTGCGGCTGCTGGCCGCGGACGTACCGGTCCAGCAACTGCTCCCGTGTCATGTCGTCGAGCTCGGCCTGGCTGGCGCCGCGGGACACCCCGTAGGCGACCAGGTCGGACTTCGAGGAGCGCGAGTTGACCGCCGCAGGCTCGGCCATCTGGACCGTGCTGGCCTGCTCGACGTCTTCGGGGGTCTGCGAGGACGGCTCGTTGTCGCCGCCCTCCTCCACCTCGACGATCATCTTGTTGGCGAGGAGATGGTCGATCTTCTCTTGGGGGACGTCGTCGGGCAGGAACGCGTCCTTGTAGAAGGTGCCGAGCGCGGGCCCGGCCACGGTGTTGATGGGGATGTGGACGACGCACGGCGCCGTCACCTGGTATTTCGCCACGTCACCCACCTCACGTGCCGGTGATCTTGCGTCCGGCGCCTGGCTCCTGCACGACCGGGACGGTCAGCCGACGGCCGCGCAACTCCCACGCGTCGCGGCTGTCGAGCCGGGTGGTGCCGACTTGGACGGCCATGTCTCCGACCGTGTAGCCGGGGTCGACCTCGGCTTCGTCGGCCATGCCGCCGAGCTGCTTGGAGTCGAGGATCCACACGTCGTCGGACGGCAGCGCGGAGAGGGGGGCCACCACGACGGCCAGATCGTCAATAACGTCGATCTTGCCGGTGTAGACGGGGTTGTCGGTGGACTCCCGCCTGCGCAGGTTGGCGATGTTCGGGTCGGACGCCATGTAGGCGTACTTGGTGGACGACAGCAGGATGGTGTCGGGCATGTAGCCCTGGTTCAGGTCGATGATCGCCGCCTTGGCGAGTTCGATGTCGCGCAGGATCGCCGCCGTGGTCGCGTTGTTCCAGGCGGCGGTCGCCGCCCCGGACGCGGTGATCGCCGACCCGACCGCGGAGATGGTCACGGAGTCGACCTGCTTGATGATGCTGTTGATGACCTTGCGGAGGGCGCGGTCGACCGCGTCGCCCGCATACACCGACCGCTTGATCTCCTCATCGGTCAGGTCGACCGCCTGCCCCCACTTCTGCACGGCGGCCACGGCGGCGGTGCCGGTGCCGGGCACGTCCTTCGGATAGGTGCTGCCAGGCGGCACGGATTCGACCGGGCGGGCGTTGACGATCGGTTCGCTGACCTCGTACATGACAGCGCCGCCGCTGGAGCGGAAGCGCTGGGTGAGGATCTGGTCGGACACGAACCGCAGGTCCGTGAAGGTGCGCAGCCGCCTGCGGATGGCGGTCGGCTGCTGCAGGAAGCGGCTGATGGTGAGCAGGTCGCCCGAAAGGGTGGGCGGCGCCGGAGGGTATGTCCCAGGCATTCCTTATCTGTCCTTCCGGGTGTTAGCGGCCGATCCAGCGGCACTTGTTGCCGGCGGTGGCGGTGGACACGGCGGTGCCGATGAGATGGCCGGCCGCGGCCAGCGTGCCGAGCGTGCCGGAGTCGACCCCGCCTGAGGCGGCGGAGGCGAGCGCGGCACCAGCGGTGACACCGGCCGGGGTGGTGGTTTCGTGCATGACTCCGGAGATGGGCCACACGGTGACCCGGGTGCCGGAGGCGGCGTCGAAGGCTGCCACGCCGACGACGGAACCAGAGGCACCAGCGGTGGGCGCGACGGTGCCGACGCCGGAGGCGTGCACCACCTGGCCGCCGGTGATCGCGGCAGAGGCGGTCATGGCGAACGGCTCGGCGCCGCCGTAGTACACGGGCGTGTAGTCAGCCATGGCTTAGACCGCCTTCCGGGAGAAGATGCCGTCGTACTGGGAGCCGTCGTCTGCCTGGTCGGTCGGCTCGCCGCCCGGCTCACCGACGTCCTCGAGCGGCACCAGCCCGGGCGCCAGCGAGGCGAGAAGCTCGCGGGTGCCTTCGGGGTCGGCGGCCCATGCCTTCTGCCAGTGTTCGCGGCGGGCGGGCGGCGTCTTCCCGGCTCGGATGGCGTCGTCGATGGTACGGTCGCGGTCCTCGGTGAGCTGGCGGGCGCGGGCGGCGACGCCCTGCTCAGCCTTCTCCCGCAGGTCGGCGAGGGTGGCCTCGTCGATGGCGACGGTGCCGGGCGGCAGTGCCGCAGCGGCGGCTACCGGTTCCGGCTGCGGGGTGGGCTCGGGCGGCGGCGCGGTCGCCTTGTCGAGCAGGTCGTCGATGGCCGCGAGGATGGCCTCGTCGCCGGCCTCGGCCTCGAGGCCGAGCCGCTCACGCAGGCCCTCGTCCAGAGCCATAGTCGCTCCTTCGGTTGGTGGGGTGGGCCCCGCGGCCGGCTCGACCGGGGGAGACAAAGATGCCTCCGCCTGTGGGGCGGAGGCGTTGGCGGTTTCGCCGGCGAGATCGAGGAGGCTGTCGGGCGGGTCCTCGTCCAGCTCGTTGCGGTAGAGGCTGGCCAGCTTTCGCGCGGCGGCCTGCTTCTGGTCTGCGGTCACGCCCTTGAGCTGGCCGATCCGGGCCGCGGCGGCGTGCACGGCGTTCCGGTTGAGGGTGCCGTCCGGCTCCCGCACCGGGAGCTTGCAGGCGGACTTGGCGTCGGGGTCGCCGTCGTGGGTGTGGATAAGGCAGGCGCGATGCCACTGGTCGACGTCGTAGTCGGCCTGCGAGAAGTCGGACCAGGCGGTGTCGGAAACCGAGGCCGCCCGCGTCTGCTGGGCGGGGTCGGGGCGGGATTCGGCGCGGGACGCGTACACGATCGTCTGTGTCGCCGCCGCCGCAGTGACGTCGGCGGGCACATCCTCGTACCGGATCTTCACCTCGACCTTGTCGCCGAAGCTGAACTCATCCTCGCCGTCCACCTGGACAGGCACCCGGTGGTACTTGCCGGTCGTGTCATCCACCACGATCAACTGCAGCGGGGACAGTTGCATCTCGCAGATCCACTCCTGCCAGGGCGCCTTCTCGTAGTAGGCGCGCCGCACGTCCTCGCTGGAGATGCCGGCGGCCACCTCGGCTGGTCGCGGATTGGGCATGGAGGCTGCTCCCTTGCTGGCGTGGACGGTGACCGTGACGCGGCCCGGCACGTCGTCGGCTGCGGTGGTGGAGGCGGCGGTTACGCCGTACAAGGCGGCGACGTCTTGAAGCGACCGGAGGGTGCCGACGCCGGGCGGTACAACACCGAGCAGCGACACCGCTGTGATCACAAACGGGTGGGTGTGGCCCAGCTGGCATTTGTGGTCGAACACGGCCTCAATCGACCGGTCCGGGTAGGCGGACGGCAGAATGTCGCGCAGCCAACCCGGCATGCCCACGTAGTCGCCCACCACCGTGTTACCGGAGTCGGCGAGCATCATGTTGTCGATCCAGCCGACCGCGGGCTCGCCGTCCCACCGCATGCCGTGCTCGTCCGGATCCGGCTCCGCATGGCCGAGCTTCAGAACGGGTCGGCGCACAGCCGGGCAGTCGACGGCGGCGACCGCGGAGGCGAGGTCGTCGCGGCTGAACGTCACCCGGCCAGTCGACAGATCCCATTGGCCGGCCTGCACAAGTTCGACGCCTGGCAGCGACGCGAGCGGCGGCGCCTGCGGCACAACCAGATCGGCCACGTCAGATGACCTTCAGCAGTAGGAACACCATGATGGCGATCGCCAGGATCAGGATGACGATCCCGAGGGCACGCTCTGGAGTCACGATCTACACTCCCTCCGGCCAAAGAGCTGCCACTATGCCGCGACAGCGAAGGCGTCCCTGGCAGCTGATGTAGCCGCCGTTCGCGTACGCGGCCTTGGCCTCGTCGAGGCTGTCGAACGCGGTCCCGTCGATCTCCAGGCAGCTCGGACAGGTGCCGGAGTCGAGAACTTCGCTCGCCAGATATTGGGCTTCCGGTGCGACGTCGAGCACGGCGAACCGGCCGGACGCCTGCGCCTGCGACAGGGCTGCACCCAACTGATCCCGCAGGAACACGTCGCTGAGGCTTTCCAGGTGGGCGGTGACACCGTCGGCGACCTGCTCGCCATCCGCGCCCGGCACCGCCAGGCGGAGCGCTTCGCGCCCGGCCGCGCCGGACAACCACCCGGCCAGCAGCGCGGCGATGGCTCGCGCGATGGCGGTCAGGCCGACCTCGTCCGGCTCCGGCGGGTCGACGTCGACGCCCTGCGATGCGGCTTCCGCAACGAGCTGCCGGATCGCTTCCCTGGCGACATCCACCATGGCCTCGGCCAGGAGAACCGCCGCGGCCGTCGTGTCGAGCACAATCCCGGCGAGCGCGGTCAGATCCCCGGCGTTGACGAGCGCGGCTATCCGCTCAGCGAGCGTGGAACGCCAGTCTGCGCTGATCTCCTGCCAGTCGCTGAGAAGCCTGTCGAGCGAGTTCTCCCAGACGGCGTGGATGGCGTCCGGGTCGATCCCGGCCTGCGCCTCGAGCAGGGTGAGTTGGCGTCGCTGCCCGCCCTCCGATGCGGCCTGGGCGCGCTTTTGGCGGGGGCGGCGGCGCGGCGCGGCGTGCACCGGCGAGGCAGGAGTTGGCGCCGCTATCGGCGCACGCTGCTCCTTCTGCGGCAGTTTCCACGTGTTGCGGACGAACGCCTCCAACTCGGCGTCCGGGGTGATCGCGCCGGCGCGGATCAGCATGTCCAACGCCTCAGCGGTGACCTCTTGGCGGGAGCCGACGTCGGCGACAACGATCCTGGGCGCAGGCTCGTCCTCGCCCCAGTTGTAGTCGACGAGCTGGGTGACGATCCCGTCCATGCCCGGCTGGCCAGAGGTGGCGGTCTCGGCGATCTCCTCCGCGACCGCCTGCAACGACAGAAGGAACATGTCCTTCAGCGAGTCGCCCAGCGCGCGGGAGCCGTTCGGGGTTTGCCCCAGGTCGAGGAGACCGGCGAGGGCTTGCTTGGCCATCTGCTGGTCCAAGTAGCTGACGAACGCCATCACGTCCGGCACCGAACCGGTGAGCCCGGTGAGGGACAGTTTGAAGCCGGGCGGCAACCCGACTCCGGACTGGTCCCCGACGCGGATCGCGGACGCCAGCCGCTGCGCCTCCAATACCTGGGCGGGAGTCGCAGAGGTTGGGGCTTCCACCGAGGGGACGCCCATCCCGAATCTGCGGATGGATGTGGCGTTCACCCTCCACATCTCATGCTTGATCAGCCAGGGGCCGTAGGCGGGCCGCAAGATGCTGAGGCCTGCCCAGTTAGCTCCTTCGCGTTCGTTGACGTACCAGACGAGCCGGTCGGCCGGGATCTTCTGCGTTGTGCCGACGTCCTGCTGGACGGTGTCGATCGTGCCGTCTTTGCGCAGGTTGATGGCGCCGATCGTGTGGGGAAGCCGTTCGCCGAGGTTGATGAGACGCGCCTGCCCGTTGACGATCTCGTAGCGGCGTTCGAACGGCATGAACCCGTACACCAGCGACTGCAACGCGAGTCGCAGGTGGTCGGCCCAGCGCACTCCGCGCCGGCGCGCCGGGCCGGGCCTGTTGTCGGCGCCGAGGATCGGCAGCCCGAGATCGTCGGCGACGAGCTGGACAACCTCGTCGCGGCAGCCAGCCGGGTCAACCGACCAGGCGGCACGCCGGATCGGCAGCGTGTACGCCGATAGGACGGCCTTGAGTTGCGGGTCGTGCCGCATCCTGGCGTAGGTCTGCACCGACTGGGGCCAGATGAGGTCGGGGATCTGCTCGAGCAGGTCGCCAAGCCAGTAGCCGTACACCTGGTCGAGGTAGCCAATGTCGCGGGTGGGGGCGTTGACCGGCATCGACTCACCCCGCCTAATAGTCGATCGCCATCAGATCGAGGCCCGCGCTGCTGCCGGTCGCGGCCGTGTACGCCTGCTCGATCACGCCGTTGCCGTAGCCGGAACTTGCGCTCGGGCGCCGCTGCCTCTCCATGGGCAGCCAGTGGGCGCCCGCCACCCGCGCCGCATACGCGACCACGTCCACGACGTCGTCGTGCGCACCGTTCGGGAAGGACAAGAGCTCGTCCCGCCAATCGGCCCAGTCCGGGAACCGGTCCTCGGGCGGAAACCACAGCCGCCCCGAATCCGCCCGCGCAGTGGCCGGCAGCGCCCTGGTCACCTTGTCGGTGTCGGCGTGCAACTCCTGCACGGGAACACCAGCCGTGCCCGCCTCATACACGAGGGTGGTGCCGAACATGCGCGACTCGACGAACACGACATCGGCGGCCCACCGCTCACGCAGCGCCCGCACCGCGGGCCAATGCCCGGCCGGGTCCATGCGCTCGCGGACCCCGTCCAACATGATCAGGTCGCCGTCCGGAGCGATCGCCCACACCGCCGCCACCGTGTAGTCGGCGCTCGTCCTGGTGCTGGCGGCGAGGTCGACAGTGAGGAACCGCCAACAGTCCCGCAGATCGACGACCCGGCCGTCGAGCAGCAGCCGCTCCTCCGCACCCTTCGACCAGTGGCGCAGACTGTGACGCTTGAACAGACCACCATCCGCGGGGGCCGGCCGCTGCTGATACAGCGCGGCCCACACGTACTCGCCGACGTCAGCTCGGATCTTCGCCCAGTCGCGGTGACCGCGCGCCGACTCCATAGCCTGACCCGGGCGGCGGCCGAGCGGATCGTCGTCGGATTCGGCGATCGCCGGAATCGATACGACCCGCCACCTGCCCGCGTCCTGGGCGAGCAGCCGACCGGCAAGGTCCTGTTCATGCCAGCGGGTTTGGATAAGCACCACCTTGGAGCCCGGCCCCAACCTGGGGACAGCGACGGCCTGCCAGAACCGCCACGCCCGATCCCTGTACGCCGCCGACTGTGCCTGCTCCAAGTCCTTGATCGGGTCGTCGATGACCATGACGTCGACCGGTTTGCCGGTCAACGCGCCGGCGACACCGACACAGTAGACGCCGCCCCGGTGCCCGTCGATCTGCCAGCGGCCCGCCGCCCGCGAGTCGGCGCGCAACCGGATGCCGAGGTCGACGCTGCCGTCGGCGCCGTCGAAGGATTGGGCGTCGAGTTTGATGTCGGCGCCCCACCGGCGGGCCATCTCGTCCGCGTACGACACGATGGCGACCCGCAGGTCCGGGTTTTCGACGAGCAGCCATTCGACGAACCGGTGCGAAACCCGCACCGACTTGCCCTCCTGTGGGCTCATGAACACCATGAGCCGGTCGATGGCGCCGTCGGCCAGGGCGACGAGTTCGCGATCGATGACGTCCAGCGCCGGGGTTTGCACGGTGGTTGGGTCGAGTGCGCGGGCGAGCGCCCCGGGCGTGGGCCAGCGGCGCGGTCTCGGCTGGAAGTGGCGGGCGGCCACCTCCCACGGCGACAGGACCGTCATGGCGTGCCGACCGTCAGCAGCCCGGACCGTCGGACCGGGCGGCGGCTGCCGATCGTGACCCGCGACCAGATCACATACACGCCGGGAGCGAGCGGCACATCCGTTCCGGCTCCGACCAGCAGCGACGCCTCATCATCCACCCACGTCGCATTGCGGTAATCAGCGTCGCCAGGCTCCCCGGCCGACGGCGGGACGATCGCGATCTGCACCGGCTGGCCGACCGCGTCCGCACCCCACCGCACGTACACGTCCTCTTTGCTGGTGGCGGGCATGTACGCCATCAATGCCTCCCCAACCGTGGCGGCCCCGCAGTCCAACCGGTCGCGGGCGGACGCACCCCTCTCCGCGTCACCCGGACCGTGGCAGGCGAGAAGCCCAGCCGCGGAGCCGACGTGGGCGGAACCGTGACCGGGCCGCTGTCGACGACGAGCACCAGGTGCGACGCCAACGCCAGGTCGGCGCGGCCTGCGACGGCGATGCGGCGGGTGCTGGCCACCGCGGCTGCCAGCCCTACCGGGGTTCGGCCCGCCACGGACGCGATCCGGGCAACCGTCCCACGGCCGACGAATGCGGCACAGCAGGTGGTGTTGCTGCTCGCCCAGCGCGCGGTGGACGCCCGGCCGGTGACGGCGAGCGTGGCCGCGGCCTGCGCGGCGGCGCCCCGGCGAGCCGTCGCGGTGCCGGCGACCAGCAGCCCGGCCAGGCCGACCGGTACGGCGCGTTTGGCTGCGGCGCCTCGGCCTGCCACGGAGAGGAACCCGGCGGCGGTGACTGCGCGGACGATGAGTTGCGACCGGCGCGCCGACAAGGCGAGCGGCGCCGACCCGACCGCTGGGGCGCGCTTCACGGGCATTGAGGTCGCGGCCGAGGCCAGCAGCCCGGCGGCCGCAGCCTGAACGGTCTTGGCTGTGACGGCGCGGCCGGTCAGCGCGAGTCCGGCGTGGGCGGTGACCGAGATCGTGTCGACGCCGCCCGCCGTGGCCGTCGAGCGGAGCGCGAGCGGCGAACGGCCCCCCGCTGCGGCGAGTTTCGCTGCGGCGGCCTGCTGGGCAAGAGCGAGCCTGCTGTGGGCTGCCGCCGCGGCGAGATGACGGGCGGTCGCCGACGACGCCGTCGCGTACGCCGAGGTGGCGTTGGCCGGTAGCGTCTTCGCAGCCGAGACAGGAACCGCCACCCCAAGGGTGCTCGAACCGGCCGCGGGCGCGCTCTTGCGGGCAGTCAGCGGCGACGCGAAAGCGGCTGTGCCGGTCGCAGATGCCGGTTTACGAGCTGTTTGGGCCGCGACCCCGGACAGGGCCGAGTGCGAGGCCGCGGAACCCGGTGCGGCCTTCCGTGCCGCAGCGGTCGAGGATACGGCGGCGTCCGCTCGACCGACCGCGGACGCCCGGTGTACGGCCACGCCATACGCGGCGGCGGCGACCGTTGCCCGGCCCGCCGAGATCGCGGTCTTGGCGGTCGTGCCGGCGGCGGCGCAGGCGAGGACACCGCGCAGCGCGGCGGGCATCGTCTTGCGGGCGGCCGCCGTCGCTGTGGTGGCCAGCAGGTTGCGCCCGCCCGTCAGGCCGACCTTCCGTGCCGCCGCGGACGATGTCGATGCGGTGGCCGCGCGGGCGGTCGGCGTGGCCACCTTCCGCGCCGTGACGGTAGCTGCCTCTGCGGTCGTTGCCCGGCCAACCGCCGGAGCGGTCTTCCGCGCACCGCCCGTGGCGGCCAGCGCGGTCGACGCGGTGGCTGATACGCGCGCCACCTTCACCACGCCGGCCCGGGCCGCCAACGCCTGAGAGGCGGCGCCGGTGACGGCCGCTGTGGAGCCGGTAGCGCTCGAGCGGGGCAGCAGCAGGATCGGCACCGGCGGCCTCCCCGGCTAGAACAGCTTCAACATGAGGGCAGGCATGTTGTTAGCGACGTTCGCAGGAGTCAGAGCAGGGGCGACGTCAGCGAGCGCACCGGTGCCTTGGGACGCGAGCTGGTAGCCGCAGCCCAGCAGCACGAGACCTGTGGTCTGGTTGACGTTGGGGAGCTGGAACGCCGAGGGGCCGTTGAGTTTGGCGACGGCCTGGGTTCCGGGATGCGTGATGCACTTGATCGACAGCCAGTACAGGCCGGGATCCAGCGTGATATTCAGCGAGCCGGTGCCGGAGGTGGGTGACGCGGCGATCACGCCGGCGGTTGGCGGGATCGTGAACACGCCCGCGCTGGTGACCTCGGTCACCAGGTTTTGCGGGTAGCCGAGCCAGCCGACGTCGTCGTAGATGCCCCACCGGATGGTGTCGCCGGTGGTGCCGCCGGTGGTGACCGGGATGCCGATCTGGATGTAGCGTTCCCGGCCCTGGGACACGATCCACGGCAGCCAATACTGCGTCTGGACGGTCATCACACCTGCTGTGCCCTGCGAGGTGTGCTCGGGCGCGTACCAGATACCGGTGATCCGGTTGCGGATCACCGCTCCCTGCCGTGGCGAGGGAACGTTGAAATTGACGGCGATGCCGTGCTCCGTCGTCGGACTCATCCGGCGCAACGCCGTCATGCAGGCGTCCGCGCACTTCGCCGACCCCAGCTCGTTGGGATGCAACCCATCCCAGAAATAGGCGGAGGTCTTGTTCAACGCGCTGTCGATGTCGGCGACCTGCACCATCGCGTCGAACTCGGCGACCAGCGCGTTGATGTCGCCGTTGAGTGCGACGACTTCGGCGTCCTTGGCGGCTTCGGTGCCGGTCCAGTTGGTGTAGATGGCGTACCCGTTGGCGGGCAACCGGGCGACGTTGCACACGATGATCGGAGGCGCGGCTTTGGCTTCCAGCCACCAGCAGTCGAAAGCGACGGTGCCGCCCGAGTCCAACTGGGTGACCGTCACGGTGATCGTCTGTCCGGCGTTGGCGGCGGTCAGGTTCGTGATCCGCTTGACCGCTTTGCTGTGGTTGAACAGCACGTTGTTGATGTTCGACACGGAGAAAGTGCCGGTCACCCCGGCTGTGCCGCCGAACGTGACGGTGCCGCCGTTCGTGGACTGACTGTCGAAGCAGATCACGACCGGTTCGCCGGCGTAATCGCTCGGCAGGGTGATCGTGAAGTTGGCGTTCGTCAACGCGGTCGCCGCATGTGTGCTGCTGCCGAACGACCAGTTGGAGGTGCCGTTCACCTGCGTGAACCCGGCACCGTAGGCGATGCCGGACGCTGACGTGTTGTCCCAGACGCGGGCGGCCCGCCACAAGCTGATGCAGGCCCGCATCGTGTGGATGAAGTTGGTCCGCAACGCCGTAAACGTGGACGGCCCGGTGCCGTTGCCGCCGAGGTCGTTGATGCCGTAGCACATCAGCAGCGCGCCGCCGTCCGCCGTGTACGGGGCGCCCCGTCCGGTGTTCTTGCCGCACTCCTGGAACACGCGCCCGAACCCGCCCAGCTTGCGGCCCTCCAGGATCAACTGGGCGCCGGACACGGCCCGGTTGCGCCAGTTGGTGTATTCGATGTCCAACATCGCCCGGAAGATCGCATCAAACCGGCCGGTCTGATCCACGCTGCCGCCGGTGAACTGCAGGTAGGAGTGGCCGAACGTGTTCCACATGTCCGGGTTGGAGTAGACGGCGCGCGGGGAGATCGGCATCGTTCAGCTCGCCGTCGCCAGCGTGGTCAGGATGGTGCCGCCAGCGGACTGGCCCAGCATGCTGATGGCCAGGGTGGCGAGTTCGGGCGGCACCTCGTACCGGTCGCCCGGATCGAGATACCAGTGGTGGGCGGCCGCGGTCGGCGCGGTCGCGTCGAACCGCAGGTAGACGCGGGCGCTCGCCAACGAAACCATGACGACGGTGAGGCGGCCTGCGTCGGCGGCGATCTGCGAGGCGGACGCTGTCGTGCTGACCGTCCAGGTGTTGGTGGTGATGGCGGTGGCGCGCGCTTCGCGGACGATCTGCTGGTGGTCGCCGCCCGCGATCTGGTACGTGTCGATGTTCGCACCGCTGCCGGGGGTGATCGGCACTGCGCTATCGGCCACGACACCCCCCAGCGTGAAAACGAGTCGGCGTGGCCGGCGCGGCGGCAAGGCCGCGGGCCCGAACAGCGGCATGTGTCACAGTTCCCGCACCCAGAGCGTGCCGCTCAACGTGACATCGTCGGCGACCGCGGTGATCAGTCGGACGCATAGCAGGTCAGCTTCCGCCGTCTTCGGCCTCATCAGTTCCGGATAAATCTCCGGCAGGCCTGCGCGAATGTTGAACGTGTCGGCGACGAGAGTGACGGCCGTCCCGGCGCTCGCCGGGGTCGACGACACCGTCTTGGCGGTGAAACTGGCCGCCCCGTCGCTAGGGTCCAGGGGGCGCGGAGTCGTGGCGGTGCCGTTGCCGGTCGTGGTGTTGCCGCGGACAATCGCGTACTCGAGCATCTCTTCGCCGGCATCGCCCGTCTCGCTCTTGTTGCCGAGCTTCACCGCCACGATCTCGACGGGTTTCCCTGCGGCGGCGTCCAGCTCGAACAGGTCGTAGTCGCCGGACGCGGCGGCGATCGTCTGCGCCTGAAACACGACGGTGTAGACGCCTCTTTGGGCTGCCACGGCTGCCTCCGTCCGAGGTTAGAGCTGGAGTAGCGCGCCCATGCCTGGACGGCGCGAGGGCGGAGAAGCGGCCGCTGCGGCGCCGCCGGTGGTGCCGATCATGGCGCCGAGCCAAGCGGTTCTCTTGTCGCTGCCGGTGCACGTGCCGGTGACCGGGCCGGAGTTGCCCGCGGTCGGCCAGGAACGGTCAGCCAGCGAGACGACCCCGGCAGTGTTGTAGCGGCTGGCGAAGCTTGTGGGTTGCGTCCACGCGCCGCCCGCCCAGTTCGTGCCACCCCAAACGAGCAATCTGTCCGGGCCCAGCGAGGTGACATCCACGGCGGGTGTGACGGTGTCGTTGGCAGTGTCCTGGGCCGTATCGGTGGGGCTGTCGAAAGGTGTCCCGCTGGCGACGACGTTGTTGTAGAGGGTGGAGAACGTCTCCACATAGCGGTCCGTACCCCACGAAAACGTGTAAGGCCCCAGGTCAGCGCCCGTGAGCCTCTTCCACCACACGTACAGGCTGTGGGAGCCACTGACGCCGGTGATCTGGGACGGGATGCCTTCCGCTGCCGTAAAACCGGCCGCTGGGGTGACGGTGAGGGCGTCGCCGTCCAAAAACATGGTGACCAAGACGAGCTTGCCTGCCGCCGTCCCCTCTGGGGCCGCGATGTCGGCCGACGCGAGAATGTCGACCACGGCGGCGCCCGCCGCTTCGAACGCTGGAGCGGCCATCGCCGTGCGGGACGCTAGATGCCGGTGGCGTCGAGGGTGAGCGCGCCGACCGCGACCGTGATCTGGCCTTGCGACCCGAACGTCTCGGGGATCACCTTCTGGAAGTACAGCTCTCCCGAGCCGGTGATGTTCACCGACGCGCCGCCGCTGGTCAGCGACACCTCAAACGTGTCCGTCGCGCTGCTCACCACGAAGTAGATCGTGCCCTCGGTCAACCCGGCCGGGAGCGACTCGGCGAACACGTTGTAGACCATCACCCGGTCGCCGTCTACAAGCCCGTGCCCTGCGGACTGGATCGCGTCCGCCGTCACCCCAGCCGTGTCGACGGTGCCGAAACCTTTAACCGTGCCGTTGATCGGCGCATACCCCAGGAAGTTGTTCGTGTTGCCCGTGCTCGCGTTCCAGAAGGTCAGAAACCCGTAGGTGCCGCTGGGTACGTCGAACGTAAGCGCGCCGGTGTTGGAGACTTGGCCGCCGGACGGGGTGCCGAACGTGACAGCCTGCCGCGCGTAGGCCGGTGAGCCGCCGGTGGCTTCCCCGGCGTTCGCGTTCGTCCCGGTGCCGGGATCTGTCAACGTGTGAACGCCGACATGGGTGATGATGTTGGCGACGCCGCCGCCCGTGCCCGACTTCAGGGACGAATTCTTGCCGAGGTCGTTGAACGGCATGACAGTTCCTCCGATGCGGAGCTCGGCGAGCGGGCGTTACGGGTTGTCGTGGTCAAGCCGGCGCTCGGTGCGGGCGGCTTGCCAGGCGGCGAAATGCGAGGCGATGTTCGCCCACAGGCTCATCAGGGCGACCCATGTGACGCTGTCCCGCCACCACAGCAAGGTCGGCGGAATCAACGCGATCCAGACGAAGGTCAGGGCGAGATGGAGGCGCGGCCACCAGCGTGCCTGCTGGTGCTGATCGGCCACGTCAGCCCGCGGGCATGGTGACGGTGCCGCTGGTCAACTCGACCGTCACGCCGACGCTGATCGTGAGCGTGTTCAGGTTCATGTCGGCGCCCGACGTGCCGACGCTGCCGTCGAACACGGTGTTGCCCGAGCTGTCTTTAGCGCGGAACCAGCCGGCCGTACCTGCGGCGCTGCCCGTGGTCGAGCGGGGCGTGCTGGCCAGGTTCGCGACGCCGTTGGCCGCTGCGCCGAAGGCAGGGTCAGCGAGGGTGAAGGTGGCGAGCACGGTGCCGCCAGCGGCGTCGTTCGCCGACGCGGGCTGGCTGCCCGACCGGACTTCGATCGTGGCCGCGCCCGCGCCGGCGTCGAGCGCGTCAACGATCGCGTCACAGGCCGCGTTGCGGACCGCGGTGGGGATCCGGAAGGCCATCGTTCACCTCGCCCTTCAGGAGATGTGGAGGTCGAACGGGCCGAGCACCGGGATTTCGGGGCTGGACGTGATTTTCACCCAGACGCCGTACGTCGTCCCCTTGACGAGCGGCAGCGCGGTCGCCGGGCCGATCAACACAGCGGCGGACGTGCCAACCCAGGACGCTGACTTCCAGTCGCCGGACACCGGGTCCTGACCTTGCGCGACGATCGCCATCTGCACCGTCAACGAGGTCAGATTCGCCGGGCCGTCCACGATCGGGACCTTCACGTACTCGGTCGACAGGCTGGGAATGGTGAGCAACCGCGGCACCTCCCGGTCAGGTGGTGGGCGTGCCCGTCTTCCAGCCGCGGCCAGCCGTTCCGGACTTCCACGAGCGGTCGGGGGGCGTCGACTGCCAGCCGCGGGCCAGGGGTCCGGGGGTGACGGTGATGTCGTTGGCGGGGATCTCCACCTCGCCCGCGAACGCTCCCGCCGCGGCGGGAATGGTCGAGGCCGCGCTGCCGGACACTTCCACTGTGGCGGCCATGGATGCGGTCGCCGCGGGCAGGACACCGGCGAGATGGTTCGTGTTGAGGTTTCCGGTCAGGTCCGCTGTCGCGGCCGGGGCGAGGGCGGTGAGCGTCCCTGAGACGGTTACCGTGCCCGCGCTGGAGGCGGTGGCTGTCGGGAGGGTTCCGGCCAGGCTGCCCGTCACCGTGTCGAGGACGCGGACGCCGGTGCGGTGCCGGCCGGTCGACCACGAGATCGGCGGCCCGTCGTCGAGGGCCGCACCGGTGCCGCCGCTGAGCGTCTGGCTGTTGCCGCTGAGGTCCGTGCCTTCGACCCGGACGAACGGATACCAGGCGCGCAGGTTCGCGGTGCGTTGCGGCAGGTATTGCCAGGACTCCAGCTCGAGCTCGTCCATGGTCAACGCGGCATCCCAGGCTTTGACCGCCGCGATGCTGCCGTTGAGCCACTCGGACGCTCCCTGCCCGTCGCCGATGCGCAGGGTGGCGGCGGAGATGGTGACGTTGGCCTGGGTCGGAGAGCCGCCGACGAACGTGGAGGAACTGGCGGTGCGGATGCGGACGCGGGCTTGGCCGGGGTTCGCGGTCGATGACAGGCCGATGAACGTCCACTCGTCGATGACCAGGGTGTGGCCGGCGAGCCCGAACCAGCTGTTGCCGCTGGTCTGGAAGGTTAGGGCGGTGCCGTTCCATGCGTTGACGCGGAGATAGGTGGCGCCGGCGCCGTCGTCGATCTGCCAGACGACGGTGGTCGCGGCCCGGTCTACGGCGAGTTTCGCCCAGCAGGCGACGCTCCAGTTTGTGACTGTGCCGAGGCCGGTTGACCTGGTGTAGGACTCGCCGTCGGCGTCGAAACGGACAGCCACCGGGGAGCCTCCTACGTGTCGCTGTAGGAGAGCCGGACCGAGGTGAGGATGGCGTCGCCGGTCAGATCGTCGCCTGCGTCGGAGACGAGCCGGGTGACTTTGATCCACACTTCGTCGTCGGCGGCGACCGAGTCGAGGTTGGTGATCGTGACCGTGGTTTTCATCAGCTTCTGTGGGCTGGTGCCGCCGAGGTCGGTGCTGGCCTGCTGGTTGGCGGCGAGCGCCTTTGTTTCGACGTTCTGGGTGTCGACGCCGGGTGTGATGGCGGCGATCGCCACCTGCCAGGTCACCCCGTCTGACGCCGTGGTGGAGGTGTCGGCGTACCAGATCACGTCGCAGGTGATGTTGCCGGAGCCGTAGCCGAAGGTGGCGAATTTCCAGTAGGCGACCTCGCTCGCCGAGGCATCGTAGGCGAGCCCCGACACGGTGAACTGCGACCCGTAGTTGCGGACGTACTGCGGGAATGCGGACGGCCCGAACACGGCCTCTTCGGGTGCGAGGTATTGGCGGACGGTGGCCACGATCCACCCCCGCCTAGCCGAGCATCGAACGGGTGTACGAGAATGGCGGGATGGTGATCGTTCCCGGAACGTGCGCGGAGTGGCATCAAGACCCGCGCCCCATGCTGCGGCAGGCCACGCTCGACGACGCCGGCCCGCAGAGCAGCGTCCACCCGCGCAAAGTCGTCGACGTGCTGTGCGATGACGGCCAGTGGCATCCTGGCGTCCTCGACTGCTGGCATCAAGGCCGTGCCGGGCTCGACTGCCACATCGAGTGGAGCGCCACCCCGTACCGCCGGTACATGGGCTGGTTCCGGTACAGTCCCGCCGCGATCCGGCTGGTCGACGAGAACTAGGCGGCGTTCCGCCAGCGTGCGCGGAGTTCGGCCCGCAGCCGGTCACGTCCCTCCGGTGTCGCCGGGACGTCCTCGCCGCGCGCCATGCACCCGTCGATCGTGGCGAGATCGTCCCAGTCGTAGTAGACGGCCCGGTCGATCGTGCCGAGCTGGCGGGCGGCGTATCGGCGCGCCCACTGCCGGATCGTGACCGGCTTCCGGCGGAGGCGTTTCGCGGCGGTGGTGGCGGTGACGGGCTCGGGGTCGATGGTGCACCCCCGGAAATGCGCGAAGCCCCCGCGCCTGGGCGTGAGGGCATAGGTGTCGTGACTGCAGGAAGTGTTACACAAGGTCCTGACCGCGTTCAACCCGGCGTCACGCCCAACCATTCTGCGACGGTCAACGGCAGCGCCTTGTCGGGCACCAGGAACGGGAGGGTGTACGGCACGACGAGCACGCCGTCGGCGACCGGAAACAGGTCGCACGGCAGACGCTCGATCTCAGACATGGCACACATAGATACCAGCCGACTACAGAAAGCGGCGAATCTGTGAGAGCCGCTATCAGCGGAGTCGCGGTCATCTCGTCGCTCATGCGGTCGCCCATAAGCGAGCAGTTGCAGACAATCAGCAGTACGCCGAGACTTCCCGCATGAGCATCGACAGCCACCTCGTACGCCGACTCATCTCCGAGATCGACAAGCGGCGGGCCACGCTTCATCTCCCGTGGGAGAAAGTCGCGACACGTGCAGGCATCTCAACATCTCATCTCCGGCGTATCCGTACCCAGCAATCCCCGCTGAGCGATCTCATCAAAGCAAAGCTGGAACGCGCGCTCGAATGGGAGGCAGGCACCATCGACGGCCTCCTCAAGGGCGACATGTCCACATCTGGCAACAACAATCAGGAGACCGGGCCGCACCGATTCAAGGATCCGGCTGCGCAGCACATCTGGCAGACGCCCGGCGTCGCAGAGCAGCATCGACTGGCGCTGATCTACATGTTGCAGGCGCTGCGCAGAGCCGATGTCGAAGGCGCTCAGCCCTGACGATCAGAACCATCGCTCGATCTGGAGCGCCTCGTAGAAGTTTTCGGACAGGTTCCGCTCGTTCGGCACGTACGCGTAGCCGGGCGGGACGATGTAGGTAGGCACGACCTCTATGAGATCGGCGATACCAGCCTGCTCGGCGGACGCGCGGACCCGGTCGGCATCGTCCGGGTTGCATGCCACCTCAAGCGGTGTGCCGCCGTTCATCTGGGTCCTGAACTTGAGGTCGGTCAGCCAGTCGCTCACGGCCGCGCCCGCAGGAAAGCGACCAGGTCATCCACGCTCGATCTCCTTTTGCGACTCGGAGAGCATGAGCCCGGCGACGACTGTTCCCACCGCGTTCACAACCGCGAGCGCACCCGAGACCGGGCCCACCCACAACGGGTGATCATCCGGGTTGCCGAACCATTCGCCCGTCAGCAGGTACACCACCACGATCTGACTTCCAGCCACCAACGCGAGAAAGACGACCGTTCTGGCAATCACATGGCCCCAACTTGGCAAGTCATTCACGCTACTCACCCTCGCCTTCCTCTCCTGCGCCTGGCGTACTCCGATTTCATCGCCCGCCGCCGTAACCGTTCCTCCTCGGAGGGTTCGCTCATCTCCAGCGCGTTCCCGATGACGGCGAACACCCGGCCGATCTCGACGAAGTTGCGCGCCATCTGCTCGGCGACGGGCCGGAATACGTCAACGATCGCCTGCATCTGACGGCCGAACTGCTCCAACGCCTGCTGCGTCGCCTCGGAATCGATGCGCGGCGGCGCGGGCAGCTGGAGCGCGTTGGGCGGCTCGGATGTCCACTCCATGGCGTCTTCGCTGTGCCCGTCCCAGTGGATGACGTCGTCGATCTGGTCGAGGATGTCCTGGTCACCCATCGGCCGATCACAACCCTTCATGCAGATCGCGCAGCAGCTCGTCCAGGTCCGGCTTGGCGTCCACGCGCAACCAGTCGGGGAGTTGGGCGCGGGTCTGATTCTGCGCGTTGTAGACGTCAGCAGCGTCCTCGGCACACAAATCGATCCAGTCGCCCGGCTTCATGTCCCGTCCCGCGAAGCGCCCATGCTCGCGGGCGATGAACGCGGTCTGGGCCCGCTTGCCACAGCCAGGGCGGATGCAGTCGTGGACCTCGTCGTTGACGCGGTGGTCGATCCGCTGGGCGTCGTTCATGGGGTGCATCGGGACTGTCTCCTCACTGCTCGAAGATGCGGTCGACGACGGCGGCCCGCTCGGCGGCACCCGCCCGAAAATACCGGGCAGTCGTGTCCAGCGAAGAGTGCCCCATCAGGGCTTGGATCTGGGCGAGGTCGGCGCCGCCCTCCCGCAGCCGGGTCGCATAGGTGTGGCGCAGCCGATGCGGACGCAGCCCCGGGATGCCGGCGTCTTCGCCGACGGCGAGCACGACTTGGGTGATGCCGGAATCGGTGAGGCGGCCACGCTGCCCGGTCCACAACGGACCGTCTGCGGTGCCGCGCTCGTCCAGCCAGGCGGCGAGATGCTCACGGGCGACCGGCGGCAGCGGGACGGTGCGGACCTCGTCGCCTTTGCCGTGCAGGCGCAGGCTGCCGGTCCGAGCGGTGAGGGTGAGGTCGGCGTAGTCGAGGCGTCCGCATTCTTCGACGCGGGCGCCGGCGTACAGCATGGTCGTGATGATGGCCCGGTCTCGGGCGCCGCGGCGGGCTGCGGCCCGCTCAACCCGGCCCTGCTCGGCGCGGGTGAGTGCGGGGGGCTCGCCGGGTTTCGGGATGCGGACGCGTTTGACGTCGATCCGGATGCCGGTCTGGGCGTAGAGGAGGGTGACGGCGGCGAGCGCCTGGTTGATGGAGGCGGCGGAGGCTTTCGAGGCGATGAGGTGGCGCCGCCACGTGGTGACGGCGGCCTCGGCGCCGACCACATCGGCGAAGGCGTCGTCGTGGTCGGCCTCGGGTCCGGCCAGCCAGTCGACGTAGGCGCGCGACTGCCGCTTGTACGCCTTCACCGTGTTGGCCGACAGTTTGCACCGGTCGAGGTGGCGGTGCAGCGCGGCGAGCGCGTCTCGGCTGGCTGTCGTGGTGTCGGGGGTGGGGTGGAGCGGGATGACGGAGGCGCCCACAGAGTCTCCTTATTATCCGCTGAGTTTCGCCACGGGTTTCCGTGCCCCGGAGGCGACATTATCCACTGAGATCCTACGCCGTCTCAGCGGATAATGTCAGTTATCCGCTGAGACCAGCGAGGTCGGTTTCGGCTCTACTCCCTGACCGGAGGTAGGCCAGCGGCGTCCGCAGCCTCGACTGCGATAGAGAGGTCGAGGTCGGTCACATCCACCTTGTAGCGGCCGATCAACCATGTGAGCACGCGGCGGCGCTCGGCTGGGTCGAGGGGATCGAGGGCGTCGAGGGCGATCTGTGCCGCGTTAAGTTCCGGCAAGTGGTAGGCCACGGCCGACTCCTTCGGTAGGCGATCTGAACGCCCATTGAGTCACGGGAGTGTCGCGCCTATGTCGCACGGCGCGAACTGCCGCCCCGCATCTCCCCGTCCTCGTCGACGCCGAGATGATCGTGGACGGCCTGCGCCGTCTCCTCGTTCGGGCCAGCGCCCTTCTCCCCGCACGAGCACCACCACGTGCTGTGCCCGGTCGCCCGGATGACAGGGTTGCCGTCGCCGTCGAAGGTCTCGTAATCGCCTTGATCGACCTTGACCTCGTGGCCTGCCACGGTAATCGAGTTTCTCATCTGGTACTCGACTCCTGATCTTCGGCGATGATCTGGCAGATACGGGCGTGGCTCAGCTCGTACCGGGCGGCGAGGTCGGTCCTGCTCTCGCCCTGCGCGTATGCCGTTCGGATCTCTCGGTCGCGGGCCGCGTGACGTCCAGGCGGCACCCCCGTGCCTCGTCGTCGGTGTGAGGGCTTGAACACCTCAAAGGTCATCGGCTGCTCATCTCCTCGTCGGCCATGCTCGCCAACATCGTCGCAGCCATCGACAACTCCGTGAGTTGGTCCGGCATCATCGTCGCCAACGTCAACCGCAACTGGGCAAGGTCGCCTCGGTACGCCCACCCCATCGCCGCCTGGCCGGCAAGGATCCGGTTCGCGTGTTCGAGGCTTTTCGAGACGGCGGCCATGGTGCGGGCGAACGCCTCCCAATCCGGCTGACCGCTGCTCATGGCCGCGTCTCGATCCGCTTGATGCCGCCCTTCAAGTTCACCCGCACGTATAGCCGGGTGTCACCGGGGATCTCGTGGCGGAGCGCGTTCTGCACGAACGCCGCCAACTCATCCAGCGTCATGCCGGACCTCTGATCCTCAGCGTTCGCGCTCGCGCTCGTTGTGATCACGATCCCTCCGCTCCAGCGACCAGGGCAATCGCCTGATCTGGGCTTTCGCAGTCAGTGGCCCTGATGAAGTTCTCCCGCTTGATCACCTGGGGAGTATGGGCGGCCGTCTCGAAGTCCCAGACGTCGTACGACCAGGTCTTGATCTTGCCCCACGGGCCCCATTGGCGAGTTCCTTGATTCCATCGCCGTTCCATGCCTGCGCCGTACCGAACCACTGTTCGTGGATCCCGGCTGAGAAGCTCCATCTCGCGCACGTCGCCGTCAGGCAGCTTGCTCGCAAACCGCTCCGCTGTCCGGCCGTCCTCGAACACTGCCACAACCGAGTACTCCGAGTACTCGCCCTGCGTGACAAGAAAGACCTTCACACCGGCGGGGGCAGGTTCGACGATCTGGGAGGACGCGGGATCCGCCTTGCGGGGCTCGGGCCACTGTACGTTCGGGACCTGGCCTGGTCTGGTCTTTCTCATGACGCACCGACTTCCTGCTGCTGGTGGTCGTGCTCGTCGGCCTGCTCCGCATACTCGCGGTCATGCTCCGCCTCGTTCAACAGGCGGCCGCACAGGCACTCGTAATACCCGTCATCACGCCGCGAGACCTGGCGTTCCCGGCAGCGCGGACACCGGATCGGCGACCGGCGGCTGGCCGGATCCGACTTCGACATCGCCCGCAACCGGCGCTGCCACCGCAGCACGCCCAGCCCGAACTCGACGCTGCCCTGGTGCAGCAGGATGTCGTCGAGCTGATCCAACAACCAGCCCACGCACACCGCCCGTGCGTGGGCGCCGCGGGCCCGATGCGGGCGCGGCCGATACCCGCGAGCCTGCCGCCACTGATCCTCCACCTCCACCAAGAACCCGAACACCTCGTCCAAGGTGTCGACGATCGTCTTGTGGTCCGGGGCGGTCGCCCCGTTCGGGCCGGCCAGGGCGGCGCCGCGATGCCCGTCGACGGCAGCGGCCAGGAGTGCGGCGGTGTCGTCGAGCTCGGCGAGCGCGCCGCGGATGAGGCGGGAACAGCCGGGGTCCCAGATCGGCGCGCCAACGGTGAACGGAGTGCTCGGCAACTCAGGTGGTTCCGGCCGAGGTCCGCGGTCGTCGCCTGGCAGGGCGAGCCATTCCTGCATGGCGGCGACGTGCTGGTCGACGGCCAGGTCGTAGGCGTTGACCGCCTCCCGGTATCGGCGGTTGCAAACGCCCGGACACGAGTTCGGGTCGATAGGCACGGTGTTACTCCCCCTCGGTGGTGCTGTTCTTTGCGGGTAGATCGCGGGTGGCCAGGCGGTAGAGCAGGGCGAACGGCAGCGCAACTATGACGACGAGCCAGACGAGCGGCCAGATGATGGCGGCCATGACGTCGTCGTCGTCGCCGAGCCGGAGCCACTCCCACCGTCCGTCGAGGATGTTGGCGGCGCGGGCGGTCGCCATGAACCCGGCCGCGTAGAGGGCGAGGGTGGCGAGGATCCAGAGGCCGGTCATCGGTGTACCTCCGTGGCGAGGTTATAGAAGATCAGGGCTGGCACGGTGAACGCCGACATCAGAGCAACCAGTGCCACGCCGCCGAGGATGACGAAGTCGATCGTCTTGAACGCCTGAGAACGGTGGTTGAGCAGGAAGATGATGCGTCCACTCACCCGGTTCCCTGCAAAGCAACTGATTACGGCAGTGACGATCCAGGCGGCAGTCATCGGCGCCGCCGGTGGTATTCGCGCTTCACCCGCCGTGCGTGCGGGCCCGGCGTCTGCCAGAAGGTTTGGTAGAACCGCCAGCCGAACCGGCCACGGCCCCGCAAGGTGATCGTGAGCCGTTTCGGCGCGCTCCAATCCGGCAGCGGCTTAGGTTCAGGCTCGAAGACGAGTCCGTCGTCGTGAATGGTGCCGATCTCGACCCAGCCAGGCTCGTCGAGCGGCGTGCCGAGCGGGGCGATCCAGGCCCGGGCGCCTTGCTGTTCAAGCATGGGCTTCTCCGATCTGGCGGGCGATCCACTCGGCTGCTGCTCGCGACGACTGCCGGTACGGGTGGCCGTCGGCCGGGTGCGCCCAGGAGTCGCGGCCCATGCCGCCGTCGTTGATCCGCCGGCACTGATGGGCATCGCCGCACGTCACGCATGCCCGGGCGGCGGCGAGCAGTTCACGCTGCGCCTGGGTGGCCAGGATCGGGGCGGCTGCCTGCACTGCGACCTGGGCCTCGGTCTGCCAGTGCTCGGGAGGATGGCTGGAATGGCCGGAATGGCCGGAATGGCCGGAGAGCGCGTCTGCTGCGGCTTTCACGGCATCTTCTGGAAGGTTAGCCACGGGTTCCTCCTTCGATGGGGTTGCCGTCGGCGTCCTCAACGGTGCCGCCGTCCAGAGCGGCCAGGATTTGGGCGCAGGCGTGGGCGAGGCCGACCCACATCGAATCGCCGTCCTCATCTGCGCGCCGCATACCCGCAGCCCGCCACGACTCGGCGACCGCGCGCGCCCTGACGTGGAGGCACCGCAGATGCTCGTTCTCGGCGACCGCCCCGTCGTGGTCCGCAGCAATGCAGCGGCTGGCGGTGACGGTGTCGGCGAGGATGTGCTCTGCTCGTGTGAGCCGTTCTTCGGGAGTGGCGTCGTTCCAGCGGTGGATCCATTGGGCAGGGGTGTAGTTGGTGCCGGGTGTCGGGAGGTCGTCGGCTTCGCCGGCGCGCAGCCGGGCGACCTCTGCCAGCGCGCGACGGCACTCGTTCACCGCCTCCTCACGCTGAGCGAACGCAGTCCGCTTCTCGCTCACCTTCTCGGCGAACGCGGTGATCGGCACGCACTTGAAGTGCCGCGGACCGCCACCGTGATCGCCGAGCTGGGCGCGCAGCGTTTCCAACGCGGCCTCCGTGGCTTCGAGCCGGGCCCGCAGATGGTCAAGCTCAGCGGTCGCGATGAGCGTCATGTCGGAGGCGGGCGGCTCGTGGTGGATGATCCGGGTGATGTGGCGGCCGTTCTCGTCCACCGCTTCGACGGTCTCGTAGTCTCGGTCATCCACGGCGTTCCCTCGCTCTCTTGATCGCGTCGATGGCGGCGTCCACGTAAGGCGCACCGGCAGTGCCGATCACGCTGGTGGCGCAGGCCCAGTAGCCGCGTTGCCACTCGGATGGGTCGGGCGGGCATTCGCCTTCGAGGTTGCTGGTCTTGATGTTGGCGATGACCCGGACGATCGCCGCTTCAGCCAGCTCGGCGCGCTTGCGGAGGTCCTCGTTCTCGGAGCGCAGCGTCTCTACATCCTGGTCGCGTACTGCGATGACGGCGTTCACGATGCTGCCGATGGGGATGATCTGGCTGTGGTCGCACAGCACAGCCTGCTCGCCCCAGGCTTTCATGGCTGCGTCGGTGCAGCGCTGGCGGTAGTCGTCATCCACGGTCGGGCTCCTCTCCGCCGAGGGCGCGCCACGTGGCGCACGGCCAGACGTTCGTGCACGTGCCGCACCAGGGCCCGTGTGGGTTGCTGTCGTCGCGGCCGTGGATCTCGCGGACGCGGGCGATGGCGGCCTCGGCGTCGGCCAGGAGCGCGTGCGCGCCGATGCTCGCTGTCTCGACGACGCGCAGCCGCTCCAACTCGGCCTCGGCTACGGCCAGCTCGGCGGTCGCCTCGAGGTAGCCCTTCTGCAGGCTTGTGATGAGGTGCGCGGTGTCGTCAGCCACGGTCGGCCCTCTCGCACTCGATGTCGCAGTAGTCCTTGCCGCCTGGGCGGGACAGCCGCACGGGCAGGTGGTCGGGGATGGAGCGGCGGGCGGTCTGCGCCGTCTTCCCCGCCGCCAGGAGCGTGGCGCAACCGTCACAGACGATCGTCACTTCAACCGACATTCGGCTCTCCTCTTATCCGTGGTAGTCGGGCGACTGCTGGTCGATCACGTGCCGCTGGTACTGCTCCAAGCATGTTCTGTGCGGCACAGCATTGCGGAGGTCCACAGAAATAGCCGTAGACGGCGCTGTGGCGGCCGTAGAGCCGTTTACGGGGGCGGTCGCGACACTCTGGACGCCGGAACCGGGAGAATCGCGTACAGGGCCGCGCACGCGGGTCCGCGTCCTCGAGCAGACCGCGCACCGTTCGGTGACGAGACGGCCGATACATTCGACCTCGACCCATCGGTGACGGAAATGCATCAGACGCCACCGCCAGCCAGTCCGGGCGCAGGGTCAGGCAAGCGGCGCAGGCTGAATTCGATGAGATCCGCAGTCGGCGCACTGAAGTGCATAGCCGCGACCATGCTGACCGACTCGTAGCTGCAGGTTCTCGATCCTGTTGTCGTGCCCGTTGTTGTTGATGTGATGGACAGTTTCGCCAGGCAGCAGGGGACGTCCGAGGTGCCGCGCCATGACGAGGCGGTGTTCAAGCACGAGTCCACCCGCCTGACGCATGCAGGCCATCGGGTCTGAGTCGTCAACGCGAACGCCGAGATAAACCCCGTCCTTGCCAATTCGAACCTTACGCGGACCGAGGGCACTGCCACGTTCTGATAGATCGATGTTGAGAAGCCTGAGCGCTTGACGCACGGCGCGCTGTGGAACCTGAAGTTCCACCCCAATGTCGCGGATCGTTCTCCCGTTCCGATACAGATCCACGACACGTTGCTCCTCGTCCGCCGAGAGCACATATCGTCTGCGACGTGTGCGAACCCCTTGCTCATGGAGTGTTCGCAACACCGCGTCCTCTGGCACGCGAAGGGCGCGTGCGACCTTTTTTGAACTCTTGGTCTCCTTGTACAGGCGCACCGCTTCGCTTGGGTCGAAGGGGATCCGACGGTAGTCCGCTGACTGTCGGCGCTCAATCCCCGAGCGCTGCAGGCTTGCTCGCACCACGAAGCGGCTAAGGCGCAGTTCGTCGGCGATGGCATCGAGGGTCTTGCCTGCCACATACATGGACGCGATTTGCTGATCGTCAACTGCCACCTTGCGACCATCTCGAATATCGATGCCTTGGCGGCGAAGGGCTCGGCCCACAGTGTCGGCCTTGACACCGAGGCGGAGTGCGACTTGCCGCATGTTGAGGCCCTGCTCGTAGAGCCGAACGGCTTGAATATCGTCAACCTTATAGACGCCCATGCATCCACCGTAATTGCCACCACCGACAAGGCAGTAGCCGTGGACGGGTTGAGCATCACCCAGCCGCACAGCGGCAGGCTCGATGCCCACGTGCGCCACAGCGTGTACCGGAACGGACCGTCGATCACCGCACCCGACGTCGCATCGTCGGCGAACAGGGCGTCCTGAACGAGCATCACGTCCCCACCTCTCCTGCGATGGCCAGCAGTTCCCGCGGCACCAGCTCGGTGATCCAGCCCGGCCACGCCGTCCTCAACCGGGCCCCCGCACTCTGGCCGACCGCCTCGAGCGTCCGCTGCAGCACCGCGTCCAGGACCCGGCCGATCACCCCGGCGATCAGAGCACCCTGAGCCTCAGCCAAGCGAATCTCCCGGTCGGCGATCCCCATGTCGTGCGCCACCTTCGCGTACCGGACACACCGGTCCCGCTCCTCCGCCTCAAGCTTGGCCAGCGCCCGAACGGCCTCGCCCGACTCGTACACGCCCACCGACGGCGACGCGCTGAACGTGTGACCGACCAGGCCAGCGCCCTGACCGACACCGCCCGGCCGAGGCGGATCCGCAGCCGCCACCTGCCGCTCCAACAGCCCGGCGTAGACGTGGACGCGCGCCCACGACATCTGCAACATCGCCATCACGGCTTCGCTCGGCGACACATCCTGGCGTCCGGGGTTCGCACGCCACGCACTGAGCGCCTCACCCTTCGCGCGGGCGACGTCGGCGCGTTGGCCGGCGTGCATCCGGCACGCGTCCAAACCGGAGATCGCGGCACCGTGGCACACGCCGCCGCCCTTACGGCTCTTGGCGCATTCGACCTGCTTGTGCTGGTCGCACCAGCGGCCCGGGCGCGTGGGGTCCGACTGGCGTGTGGGGTCGCCCGCAGCCGTGGTCATGAGCCGCTCGCAGCGCCGTCGACGCGGCAGTTGGTGAGGTACGCCTGGAGTCCGCTGTCGGGGATGCGGAGTGACCGTCCGACGCGGATGGTGCCGGGGAACTCGCCCTCGTCGGCGAGCCGGTACACGGTCATTTTCGACACGCGCAGCTTGGTGGCGATTTCGGCGATGGTCCAGAACGGGTCATCGGTGGGAGTCGTCATCGAACTGTCCTTTCGGGGTGGTGGGCTTCCACATGCCTTCGCCTGTGAGCCAGCCCCAGGTGCCGTAGCGGGCGCGGAGTTCGGCGTCGAGGGGGACGTGGCGGTTGCGGGTGAGGAGGCGGAGTAGCCGCGGCCAGAAGATGCGGAGCATCAGAACCGCCACCACCCGTCCCAGCCGGGCGGGAGTTCCGGGTAGTTGGCGAGCATCGGCCGCAGGACGGCGAGGTGCTGGTGTTGCTGCTCGAGTGTGCTGTTGCCCCAGTAGGAGGTGCCGTCCCAGCGTCCGTCGCAGTCGCCGCCGTACCGGCCGTCGGTGTGCCGTTCGAGGAACTGCACGGCGTCGGCGGGTTGCTCGTCTTGGGAGTCCCACAGGGTGCCGATGCAGGCGACGGTGACGCCGCGGCGTCGGCGGTACCAGACGGCGTCGATCCGGCCGCGGTAGTAGGTGGTTCCGTCGTGGCGGGGCTCCAGCGTGCCTCGCAGGCTGGACAGGTCGACGGCGTACGGCCGCCGCGAGACGAGGAAGCGGTTGTCTCGGATCACGGGGTGCTCTCTTCGTTGAGGTGGACGATGTAGGGCTGGCGGCACTGGCCGACCCGATACCGGCGGCCAGGCGACGGTTGGTGCCAGTGCGTGCCGTCGCAGTGCGGACACAGAACGACGGCGCGGCCGCCGATGACCCGGGCTGGCAGCACGAGGGTGAGCAGGCAGACTTCGACGGGGCCGGTGCGGGGTGGGCGGCCGCAGACGATGGCGCATCCGTCGGGGCAGATGCCGGCGCCTTCGATCTGACCGCAGGTGAGGCAGGTCATGGCGCAGGGGATGTGCTGGGGCCATGGTCGGGGCAGGCCGAGCATGTGGTTGCGGCGCCGTCGTGGTGCCGACTTTGCGGCCGGCTTTGAGGGAGGTGCCACGTCCGCGAACGGTGTCGGCTCGTCACCCCAGAGGGACGGCTGCGCGTCGAGGAGTGCGGTGCGTCGGCGGCCCATCAGACGGGCCGCCTACGCGAAGGTGTACAAGGTGTAGGTGTACATCGGGTTCGGCGCGAAAAAAAGACTCGCTGCAAACCTACTAAAACCCCTGACCTGCAATTATGAGTTTCAAAATGTGCTTCGCGCGTTTGGGGTATGCCAGACCCCGTGTACATGTACACGTGTACACCCGATTTCGGGGGTGTACGCCGCCCCGTGTACACCGACAAAACGGACATCATGACGGCCTCGCATCTCCCGGCGACACCTGGTCGCCGTCGCAGGAAATCCACCCCAGCGCCTCAGCAAGATTCAGCGCCGCAGGCAACAGATCACGGTCGCGGTAGGCGATCGCCTTCGCGAGCGCGCCCCGCGTCATGCCTTCGGCCTCGTGTACCCTCTTGGCGGCACGCCGGGCGACCCGCTCGACGTTGCGGTCAGAGTTCGCCTTCGCCGTGTGCGCCCGAAGCTCCCGGTCGATGTGCAGCTTGGTGCGCTTCTCGTGCTCCTCGGCCGCCTGCCGCGCGGCATGCTCGAGCAGCGCGTCCCGCAGTTCGCACGACGTCGCCCACATTTGCTCGGCGAGCTGCCAGTCCTCGGCTGTGACGTCGAGCCGGTTGTCGAGGATGGCGAGCAGCACGCTGAGCTTGACGAGCATGAGCGGCTTGTGCGAGTCGAGCGGCGGCAGCGTGAGTTCGCCGGTCGCCCGGGCGCGGTCCTCGGCCCTGATCTGCCGCAGCAGCGGCGTCGCGAACGAAATCTTGGGGTCGATGCCGAAGCCGCGCCGGATCAGCTCGAGGTCGAGTGGGCCGGGCTCTTCGACGACGTCCTCGGGTATGGACGGGTCGGTGGAGGAACACCACAGAAACCGTTGCGGCGTACCGGCGGGCGCGTCCTCGAGGAGGGGCAGCGCGGTCTCGGGCTGAAAACCGACGACCATGCCCAGCGAGTAGGTGCCGGATTCGATGACCCGGGTGTTGACCTTGTGACCGTTGAACTGGCCGATGGTGCCGCCGGTCCACGCGCGGCGCAGTGATTCGCCGACGGTGGCGCCCAGCCTGCCGAACAGCTGCTTGGTGAGGGATTCGCCTTCGTCGGCGTAGAAGAGGGCGTTGTGCCGCACCTGCATACGCACGGTCTCGGTTTTGCGTTCGCCTTTGCGGGGGCCGCTCCGGTACACCTCGTCGGTTTCGACCTGCTGCTCGCCCATGTATGCCTCGGCGATGCCTTCGCCGGATCCGAGCGGGAGTTCGTCGAGGAAGTCGATGCGGGGCGGGCAGGGCAGGAGTTTGCGGGGGATCCACGCAGCGGAGCTCTTTCCGGAGCCGGAGGCGCCGAGCAGGATGACGAACATGTTCATGCTGGCGGGTGAGCCGACGCCGGTGTCTGCGCGGAGTTCGGGCGGCAGGAGGCTGGAGAGGCGGGCGAGCATGCCGCCGAGGACGATGTCGCCGGAGCGGGCGCGGGCGTGGGCTGCTTGCCGGATGTGGCGGAGGGTGGGGCGTGCGTCCCAGAAGTCGTCGGGGAGGAGTCCGCGGCGGCGCGCTGGCGGCGCCTCCCATCCATCGTCGTGGGGCTCGGTTGCGGGGTCGTCGGCGGGATGCGGCGGCAGGTCGTCGACGCTCATCTCGACGGCGGCGGGGGCGGGCCGGGGTGCCCGGTCGGTGAGAGGGCTGCCGTAGCCTTCGGCGCGTAGCGATTTCGCCGCGGCGCTGAAGCTGGCCTGGCTGGTAGCGCCTTCGGTGACGAGCGTGTACGCGGCGAACTTGCTGTACGGCTTGCGCGGCTCGAAGATCGTGCTCGTGGAGAAAACGTACAAGTTGTCGGCGCCGGTGCGGCCGGTGGTCGCGGAGACGCCGCGGTCTTTGCCGGCCCGCCGCCAGTAGGTGGTGCCGCCCCGCCAGTAGACCTTCGTCCAGCCGAGCCGGTCGATAAGGGTGTCATCCCAGGTGGCGCGCTGGTTGTAGTCGTCGCCGGGCCGTAGCCCATCTGATCCGTTGACCCGGTCGGTTGCGGGGCGGCGGGGCGCAACCTGCTGGCTGATCTCCTCCTCTTCGGGCGGCATCTGGTTGAGTGCGCCGGTCAGGTGGTGGAGGGCGTCGCGGTCTTCAGGGGAGATGAGCGGGATGCTCATGTACCCGCCGGCCTCGAGCGTCCAGCCTCGCCCGCTGGGGTGGGTGCGGCCCGCGGAGGGGGCGATGATGACGAATCCGCCTTCGCCGCGGGTTTCGATGAGTGTTTGCGGCACCTGCTCGCAGCGGGTGATGTTGTCGAGGCCGCGCTGCCGCCGCGCCCGGGCGGCAGGGTCCTTGATGGCGTCGATTTTGGCTTGTTCGCGCTGCTTGTAGGCGGTGAATTCGTCGGGTGTGGAGGGGCGTTCGGCGAGTTTGACGTTGCCGGCGACCGGTCCGGCGACCCGGTAGAGCAGGTGGATGCCGCCGGACGGTGTGGTTTCGCGGTAGCCGTTGAACACGGTCCGCCAGAGGTCGCCGAGCCCTGATGCTTCGGCGATTTCGGCGGCTTCGGCGACGAGCCCTTCGGTGACGGCGCGCCCTTCGAATTCGAGCATTTCGAGGTTGCCGGAGATGCGTCCGCAGACGATGCCGAACCCGTCGTAGCGGCCGTTGGCGAACCAGCGCTCGATCTGTTCGCTGGTGGGCTGCTGGGTTTCGTAGGTCTTCCAGCGGGGACCGTCGGGCCAGGGCTGTTTGGTGCCGTTGGCCGCGGCGGGGATGATGCACAGCCCTGCGGTGAGGGCTGCGCGCGCGGATTCGCGGAGGGCGCTCACGGCGCCTCCGGCGGTTTGGTGGCGTGTGGGGCCCCGGCGGCGCGGCGGCGTGCCGCTGGTGGTTCTGGGTCCTGCTGGGAGGCGTTCAACCGGTCCCCCTGGATCGTTCTCGGGTGGAGCTGCGGGCGGGAGGTCTTGGGTGGTGCGCGAGGGTTCAGCGCCTCAGAACAGGGGGTCTTGGGCTCGCCCCTTGAGCGGCTCCTCTACGACGGGCCCTGCTTTCTGTGCGAGGGCGCGGTGTTTGGGTGCGCAGTCGTCGCAGGAGAGAGCGCTGTAGAGGCTTTTGCCGCGGACTCGGCCGGTGATGGTGCGGGTGGCGGGCCGCCGGCAGGTCGAGCAGCGGCTGATCCAGGGCATCGGTGTCCCCGCTCATGCGATCGCCTCGTCATCCCACAGCGCTGGCTGATCCTCGTGCTGTCTGGGATCGGGCTTCGGCTTGGGCTGCTTGAGGCCTCGAGCACGTTCGCCCGGATCCTGGGTGCGCCATTGGGCGATGCGGCAGTAGTCGAGCGAGCGGTCGACGCTGATGCCGTGCCGGCCGTACAGGTCGGCGATCAAAGCTGTGGTGCCGGTCCCGCCAAACGGATCAACGATGACCGCGGGTCGGGTGGGTGCGTCGGGTGTGGGGCATGCGCAGGCGTAGCCGGTGATCCGGGTTTCCGCGGGCGCGAGCATGGTGCCGGACGCAGGCTTATATGACCTGCCGTTGGTGCGGCCGGCGATGGTGGGCGATTCGCGCCAGATCATCGGCTTGCGATCGGCAACAGGGCGTCGCCCTTCGCCGCAGGCGGTGCAGATGCCGGGCGGGGACCAGCCGCGGATGATGCGCCGCGGGAACTCCATCGGGAACGCCGCGTAGTGGTCGACGCCGAGGTGTTCGGGCACCTTGAGGGGTTGGGCGGCGACATTCCACACGCTGCCGGGAAGTGCGCCGAGCGGGTGCCCATCGACGCCGACCTCGTCGCGCTGGCTGGTGGAGTATGTCTGCGCGGGCAGTACGCCGAGCTGCTGGCGCTGCTTGTGGCCGTTCGGTCGTCGCTGCGGCTTCATACGATGCGGCTCTCGGATTTCGTCCACGGCGGAGTAGTAGCGAGGCCTCGAGGTGAAGTGGAAGATCTGCTCGTGGGCGCGTCGTACTCGGTCGGTCACGCTCTCCGGCAACGCAGAGACTTTCTCCCACACGATTTCGGCGCGCAGGATCAGCTCGAGCTGGTCGACACAGCCGAGCGCGTATCGCCAAGGCAGCCCGATGAGGCTCTTGCCGGGGACGCCGGTGGTGTTTCGGCCGCCGCGGGCGTCGCGGCCTCGGCTGTGGTGCAGTCCTGCGCCTTCGGAGCGGGAGGACCAGCGGGTGGCGTACTTGTCGCCGAGCACCACAAAGAGGCTGCCCTCCGGCTTGAGGACCCGCATCCACTCGCGGGTGCACTCCCACAGTGCTTCGAGGTACTCCCACGGAGTGGGCTCGTTGCCAATCTGGCCAGGCAGGGACTGGTCGCCGTCGCGGTAGTCCCGTAGCCCCCAGTACGGCGGCGACGTGCAGATCAAATCCACGGAGTTGTCGGGGAGCGGGAGCGCGCGGGCGTCGCCGCGGATGATGGTGACGGTCACCTCGATGCCTCCGCGGTGTCGATGGTGAGGGTGATCCCGTACGCGAGTCGGATCCGCTTTCGTCCGTTGATGTGGGCGCGGGCGGCGAGCGCGGCGACGTCGACGGCGATGCCGGCGTCGACGAGGCGGCCCATCAGGTCGGCGACCTGCAACTCGTGCTGGGGCCATTCGCGGTTGTGACCGGTGCCGCCCTGATGGGCGGGCTGCAACCAGCCCTTACGCGTCCAGTGATCTATTCGGCGGTAAGAAACACCGCGGTCGAGCAGGTCCTGCAAGGTGAGGTTCTTGCTCATGCCGCAGCCTCCTGACGCATGTGGGCGGGCAGATCGAGTCCTGTCGCCGCGGCGACGACATGCATGGCCAGCAGCGGCGGAACCGCGTTGCCGATCTGTTCGAGCTGCTTGGTCCGGCTCCCCTGCCAGGGGTGGTCGGCGGGAAAGGTTTGGAGGATCGCGGCGTCCTGGACGGAGAGGCGGATGGTGTCGCGGCGCCCGCCCCGGTAGGCGGGCAGATCGTCGGCGTCGACGATGCGGGTGCAGTCGATCCAGCGGCCTGCGTCGCGCTCGCCGTAGAGGGTGGCGCGGGCGCCGGATCCGCCGACGCATGACGGGTCGGGTCCTCCTGCGGCGGTGCCGACGGCGATGGTCAACGCGGGGCGGGCGGTCATGCCCCAGCCGATCGCGTCGGCCATGGATATCCACGGGCGGAGCCAGAGAGCTTCTTGGCCTTGGACGGCGTCCTTGCGGTAGCGGTGGTGGGTCGGCTCCGGCAGTCGCGCCTTCCCGGACAGGGATGCGGCTAGGAACGCCCGGACGCGGGTCTGCGGTACGCCGTACTCTTCGGCGGACAGCCGCCCGGTTGCGACGCTGTAGCCTTCCGCCCGCAGGATGCGGGCGAATGCTTCCCATACGGGGAGCACGGTTGATACCTGCTCCAGCAGCACCGTCTTGTAGGGGCGCCCGGCGTCGATCGCCTCCAGGGCCCATCGCAGCGGTTCGAGTACCAGGCCGGTCCGATCGTCGTCGAAGCCGGCGAGGGCCTGGGTGATGTTCTGCCGGGAGGCGAGATGGGCGGCTAGGGCGAGGACGGTGTCGAGGGCGGCCCGGCCTCGCCCCTTGCCGCCGACCGAGTACGGCTGGCATGGCGGGGAGCCGATGAGGTCGGACGCTTCGGGGAAGTCGGCCGGCCCGTAGTGGCGGACGTCGCCTTCGACGGTTGCCAGGCCGACGGCTCGGCGGGTCTCGCATGCTGAGTGGTCGCGTTCGATGCCGGTCACTTCGAATCCGAGCCGGGTCGCCCCGATGTCCCAGCCGCCAGGGCCCGCGAACAGGTCAATGATCACTCCGTCACCTCCAGGCTTGCGCGGGCGAGGAGGATACGCAGCGCGTACGCCGCCTGGGCCGGCACCACGCCTCCGCCGATCACCTTCAGTTGGGCGTTGCGGTAGCCGGCCAGGCTCATCCCGTCAGGACGGGGGATGCCGGTGACATGGCCTTCAGGGAGGCCCATCATCCATTCGGAGAAGGCGGGCGCTAGCTGATCGCGTCCAGATCGTCCAGGCTGGGTTGGTCGGGGTGCTCGCCGGCCGGACGCCGCTTCCCAGCGGCGGATCGCGAGCCCGTAAGGGCCCCAGTCGATATGGCCTCCGCCACTCCTGGCAGGAGCAGGTCCCCGTGGTTGTTCACCTTGTTGCCCGCTCCATTGCGCGTCGTCGGGGTTGGCAGCAACTTGTCGATCGAGTCGACCCCACGCGTTGGCGCCGCCGGTGTGGACGGCCCGCAGGTGTCCACACCGGGTGCACGGTCGCTCGAGTTCTTCGAGGGTGATCCTGTTCATCGCGCTCTCAACGGCACGGCTAGATACTTGAACGCTTGGTCGGTGGATGAGATGAGGATGTAGCGGCCGGGCGCCGTCATGCCGATCACGGTCTTTTCCGTGTGGACGCCTTCGAGTCCGTCGATGAGGAATGGCGGCTGGAAGCGGAGCGTCATCGTGTCGCCGCCCACTTCGCATGGCACGGTGTCGGCGCCGCGGCCGACGCCTGCGATGTCGCCGGCGTGGACGCTGATTTCGTCTGGCCCGATGTCGAGGGTGACGTCCTGGTTTTCCGCGAACAGCACGACGCGTTTCACGGCCTCGAGCAGCGCCTCCGTCTCCACTGTGACGGTGGTGGGGAGGGGTTTGGCGAGGCGCGGCTTGTAGTCGGTGTATTCGTCGATCTGATACTGGCCGATCGTCACCGTCTGCTCAGCGCTGGCGAGAGAGACGAGGGTGTCGCTCACGCCGAGCGTCACCGAGCCTTTGCCGAAGTCCTTCACCATGTCGCGGAAGGCGCGCACTGGCACATGCGCCGCCAGCCGGGCGTCCGGGGTGCCGGGGTTCCACGGCGTGATACGGGTGGCCATCCGATAGTTGTCTGCACCCACCCACGTGATCTCGTCGCCGTCGATGTCCATCCGCACGACGGCGTGCTCCGGCTTCACCGGTTTTTCCGGTTTGCAGGCGGGCGCCACCTGGGAAACGGCGTCGCGCAGATCCGCGGCGTCCACCGTGCCGACGGCGGCGGCTGGCTGGGGCAGTGCTGGGAAGTCGTCGGCGGGTAGCGCCCGGATCGTCATCACCGCGCTGCCGCAGGTGATCGTCGTCTCGGCTGTGGTGGACGCCATCTGCAGGAAGTCGTGGCGCTTCGCCAACCCTTTGGCGGCGTCGGCTAGGAGGCGGCCGGGCAGCAGTGTCTTCCCAGGTTCGGCGACTTCGGCCGGCATGGTGGCGCGGAACGAGGATTCGCGGTTGAACGCCGACACCGTCATGGTGGCGCCGTCGGCTTCGAGGAGCAGCCCGGCGAGAACGGGTTCGATGGGGCCGGATGTGTGGTGCCCGGCGCGGGCTACGAGGTCGGCGAACAGGCTGGGTTCCACAGAGATTTTCATGCGGGCCGCTCCTCTCCGACGTTGTGGCGCGCCTTGCACGGGTCGCAGACAGGGCCCTGTGCGGGGTCGAGCCAGCCGGCGCCTTCCCGCGGCTCGGATTCGATGCGCAGGAGGCGTTCGCAGTCGGGGTAGATGTGGCCCTCGATGTCGCCGCCGATGACGGCGCCGATGTACCAGGGGCGGATCCAGCTCATCCATGCCCGCCACCCGGTGCGGGTCGCGGCGATATCGGTGGTCGCGGTGTTCACGCGGTGACTCCTTCGGCGAGGAGGGCGGCCAATCGGGGTCTGCGGCGGGCGAGGTGCCGGTCGAGTGCCGCCTGGGCGTCGGCGGTGCTGCCGGTGATGGCGGCGAGTGCGACGAGTGCGGTGATGACGACGTCGCACAACTCCCCCGCGACGTCCTCGCGGGTGTGGGTGACGCCCTTGCGCGGGTTCTGGCCGGTCATGCCGATGTAGGCGGCGGCCACCTCACCAGCCTCCTCTGTGATCTTCAGGATTTGCATGGTGGTCGCGTGCTCGCTGCGGCCGTTGGCGGCGTCCAGCCAGTCGAGTGCGGTGGTGACGTGCTGCCACAGGTCGTAGGTCGTGGTGGTGGTCATGCCGTTGCCCTTTCGGCTTGGCGGAGTTCGAGTTGGCGCCGCTCTGGCGAGGTGAGGCCGCCCCAGATGCCGTGCGCCTGCCGGGTGGTGAGCGCGTAGTTGAGGCAGGCTTCGCGGACGGGGCAGCCGCGGCAGATGCGTCTGGCGACTTTGACCTGCGGATTGTCGCCGGTCTCGGAAATGGGGAACCAGATTTCGCCGTCGGCGCCTCGGCATGCGCTGCGCGCCTCCCAGGTGGTGTCGCCGCTGTGGTGAGCCGGCTCCGGCTCTTCTGGGTGGGGCGGCGGTAGTGGTTCGAGGAGGTGGCTGTTTTGCCAGGCGGTGTTGCCGCGCACGGTCGGCCACTTGTGCAGCGTGCCCATCCGGGTGTGGTGGCTGTAGCAGGCGTTGCATAGGCCGCGGCCGCCGTGGAAGCCGCGCTGTTCGCAGTCGAGGCAGATGATGGGCCGGGGTCGTCCGCTCAAGCCGCCACCTCCGAGATGGCGCCGGTGGCTCGTGTCGCGGATGCGTAGCGTTGGACTTGCCGTTCGGACACGCCGAGTTCGAACGCGATGCGGGCGATGCTGAGCGGCGGCCGGAGGCTGGTGAGCTGCTGGTAGCGGGCGAGCATCCGTTGGCCGTGGCTGCCGGTGGGGTGCCAGGTGTCGGGGTTGGTGACGCGCGGGTATTGGGTGAGGGTGCCGCGTTTTTTGTGGCGGTCGTAGCAGGGTTGGATGAGGCGGCGGGCGCGGCTGGGGCCGTCCTGTCCGCAGCAGATGCAGGTGATGATGCGGCGGTGCTTGCTCATGAGGCACCCTCCGGGAGAGGCGCGACGTTGATCTGGTAGCCGAGTGCGGCGAGATACCGCTCGAGCGTCGACAGCCGGACTCCGACCCCCGTCCTGGTCTGCCGTTCGATCGCGGACACGTATCCGTAGTCGGCGTTCAGCCGTTCGGCGACGTCGCACCGCGTCAGCCGCTGGCGGCCGCGCAGGTCGGCCAGCCGGGGTAGCACCGTGGCGAGGTCGGCGACGACCTGGTTGTTGCGGGCGACTACGAGGCGTCGGCCGACGACGCGGGCATAGGCGATGACGTGGCGGATGTTGGGGGCGGAGATGCCGCGTTCCCAGTGGCCGACGCTGTTGGGGGCGACGCCGATCATTCCGGCGAGGTGTCGTTGCTGGATCTGCTGGTCGCAGCGGACGTTGCGGAGCTGCTCCAGCACCGTCAGCGGCTTGACCGCGGTGGCGTTCATGACGCCACCGCTTCGGCCTCGAGCGGTGTCCCGTAGCCGGCCCAGCGCAGCAGCTGGGTCACGTCGCCGAGTAGGAGCCGGACGGGCACGTCGGGCGCCTCGTCGAACAGGGCGATCGACGGTTCCATGAGGGCGGTGAGGGTGCGGCTGGTGATGTGCGCCCACCAGCGGTGCGCGTTCTGTGCTCCGACGCCGCGGCGTTGGACGACGAGCACGCCGACTTCGGCGCGGGCGTTCACGCGCTCGACCTCGGTTTCGACCATCCATGCGGCGATCTGGGCGTCGGAGGCGTTGCGGGCCGCGTCGCCGCCCTTCACTTCGAAGACGATGCCGGGGCAGCCGGTGATGTCTCCGAGGTCCTGGCAGCCGGCCAGGGCTCGTCTTTCTGCGTGCGGGAAACCGTGAATGCGCAGTGTCTTGACCACGGCGGATTCCGCCGCAGTACCACGCGCTTTGGGCCGGTTCATGTGTCACGTCCCTGGAGTCCGATGTGAACGGTCGCCCAGGCTCCGAAGGCCGCGATTGCGGCGGCGGCGAGTGTCCGGCGGCGCCGGAGTTGGGCGGTGAGGGTGCCGTGGCCGTCGTGGGTGCGCAGGCCGGGCAGCTCGATCGCCAGGAACGAGGCGAGGACGCCTGCGGCCCAGTAGCGCCAGGCGGTGCGGTAGACGCACCGTGCGGGCCCGGCCGTGGGGGAAGTCGCGGCCGGGCGGGTCCGGCGGGCGCGGGCGAGGATCTTGTCGAGGCAGTCGCACGCGGTGAAGTCGTCGATCTCGGCGCTCAGAGCGTTGGCGAGGTGGCTCATCGGGCACCTGCCGTGGGGGCGGTGCCGTTGATGACCCGAGCCACAGCCAGGGCGAAGTCGACGTGCAACTCCGGCTCGCCCTTGGCCAGCCGGTCGTCAGGCCCTGAGATAGGAGCGCCGAATATCTCATGCAGCCGCTCGTACTTCGCCGCGAAGTGGTCGAGCAGCGCGGCAAGCGGTTCGGCGAGCAGCGGGCTGACAAGGCAGATCCAGGATGCGTCCCGGTTTGCCTGCTCGCCGTCGCCCGCGTTGGCGACGGAGTCGAGGTAGTCGCCTTCCCAGTTGGCGATGTGGTTCGGGCTGTATCTGGTGATGAAGTCGGGGTCGGCGTCGGCGACTCGCCGCCACGGACCTCGGGTGGCGTTGGCCGCGGTCTCGCGGAGGGTGGTGGCGGCCTGCCGGAGTTCCTGGCAGGGTTCGAGCTTGGTGTTGGCGGATGCGCCGGTGGTGGACATTTATGCCTCCAGCAGGCGGGTCACGTGGGCGGGAAGACGCTCGGGCTCCGGCTCGCTGGTGTTGGCGGCGGTGTAGAGGAGTCCGGCGAGGATGAGTAGGACGGCGGCGGCGGCGAGGGTCCACCGCCGGAAGCGGCGCGAGGCGTGCGCGGTGTTGAGGATGGCGGGCAGGCGGTCGCGCGGTTCGAGGTGGTTGACCTCGTTGTGGAGTGCGCGGGCGAGGATCCGCTCGGCGGTGGCGTGGGTGAGGTCTCGCATCAGGCGCCTCCGCTCTGCACGTCCTGGGTTCGGTACAGTTCGGGGTGGTCGGCCAGGAGGCGGAGCCACAGGGTTTCGAGGCTGTGGATGGCGATGCGGCCTTCGACGGTGAGCCGGACCTTCTCGAATTCGGCGGCCCACAGGCGGCGCACCAGTCGCTGATAGCGGGCGTGCTGCCGCTTCGCGCGCGCGGTGGGGCGGAGATAGTGGCCGAGCGTGGCCGCGCTGACGGCGGCGAGGGTGGCGGCGATGGTGAGCGCGGTGGGGGTCATGACGTCGGCACCGCCTCCCGGGCGGTCGCCTTCGTGGCGTCGTACTTGGCGATGCCCCACACGACGGCGTGGCACTGCCAGAGGTACTGCCAGTGGAAGTCCTGGAACGTCCGCTCCCACGACTCCGGGAAGGCGAGCCGCAGACCCTTGTGCCGGAAGGACGCGATGGCGTAGCGGGCAGTCTCCTCGTATTCGAGGTTGTGCTCGTCGCTGTCGAGGATCTGGAGCTTGACCGCGCGCATCATGCCCGGGTGCTCAGGCGCCAGTTCGGCCGCCTCCTGCAGCACCCATTGCCGGAACGCAGCCTCGGACCAGGTCATCACCTCGCCAGCGCGGACTTTCTCTGCCCAGTAGTGCGGGTTGATGCGGCGACCGGCCGAGCCGTCGCGGAACAGGGCGAACATGTCCTCGGTGTCGTCGCCGAAGCGGCAGAAGTGGTAGGAGCCGTGGGAGCCGTTGACGATCAGGTTGTACGGCCACGTGATCAGGTCGAACCAGTCGAGGCTGGGCGGGGCTGAGAACCGGATGTGCCGGTACAGGCCGTCGTCGTGCAGGGTTTCGAGGCGGTGGTTGGCGGTGTCGCGGGCGAACTGCTTGGCGATGTCGAGGCTCATGCTGCTTCTCCGCCGTTCTGCGGTTCAGCGACCGCCTCGTCGGCTTCGCGGGCGGCGTAGTACTCCGACAGCTTGATCCTCTGCCAGATCGCCGAGTCCACCTGGTCTTGGGGGATCGGGCGGCTCCACTCGGCGTACAGGGTGTCGCGGATGATCCGCATCCCGCAGGTGAGCAGGGCGAGGCTGACGAAGCACTGCATGGGCATTCCCGGCATCTTGTTGCGCGGGTCCGGCTGCACCAGTTCGGCGAGGCGGGCGTCGATCTGCTTGCCCGCCCGGGTCTTCAGTCGGGGCATGAGGTAGCCAGTGCGCTGATCGACACGCCAGCCGTCGGGGGCGTCCTCGCCGTCGACGTGCTCGATGCCGAGGACCCGCCCCGAGTGGCCGACGTAGACAGTGCGTTTGCCGAAGCCGTGCTCGTCGAGGAACGCCTGCATCTGCTTGGTCCACTCTTGGCGGGCGTCGGCGGCGGTGTGCCAGGCGGTGAGCGCGTCGGGGTGCGTGCTGCGGTAGACGGTCAGGTCGCGGTCGCTCATGCTGCTTCACCGCCGTTCTGCGCCACCTTGGCGGCGATCTCACGCAGCTTGCCGACGACGTGTTCGGCGGTGTGTTCGTCGGACCAGCCGCCGATCGACTCGTCCCAGGCGGGGATCGGGTCGAGGCCGAGCCGGTCGACGAGGAGGTCGGCGACGTCGCGGACGGGTCGGAACGCGGCCGAGTCGACAGCCTCGGTCTCCCAGATGTGAGGCGGGAATCCGGCTGCGGCGGCGAGGCTGCCCTGCACGTCGACCGGCCACTCGCTTTCGTCGACGCCGTCGACGGGGACGGTGTAGTCCTCGACGGCGAGCCCGAACTTCTCGATGCGGTCGGCGGCCCGGTTGAGGATGGCGGCGTAGGACAGGTCGAGGGTTTCGATGCTCATCGGGTGCCTCCGGTGGGAGCGCGGTCGGCGATGGCGTCGTGGTAGGCGGCCAGGGCGGCGCGGAGGCGCAGCACCTCGTTGACGAGGTCAGGCACGTCGACACCGATCAGGTGCGCGAGGACAGCGCGTGCGGATCCGTCCACGGTGGCCGGTTCCATCGGGCGGCTGTTGACGGCTGTGCTGCCGTCGGCGGTGAGCCAGCGCATGTCGAACGCGCGGGCCCGAATGGGATCGAGGTTGAGCTGGCTCACCTCGATGGTGATGTCGTACATGGATGCTCCTTTTGCGGATGGCGCGCCCAGCCCCCGTGGCGGGCGCGCGGTCAAGGAACGGAAGGGTTAGGCGGCGTCTTTCGGCGGCGCCGGGTACGGGTTGCCGCCCCGCTCGGCGGCGGCCTTGCAGTCGTCACACTTCGGCTGCACGTCGTCGCCGGCCAGCACCGCCTCCACGTCGGCGGCGGTGGCCTCGCCGAGGTCGCCGCCGCAGAAGATGCAGGCCAGGTGCGGGATGTTGCCCCACTCGCGGGAGTGCGCCAGCGGGAATCTCTGGCGAGGCCGCGGCACGAGCATCGTCTGGGCGTCGCCTCGGTCGTTGACGAGTTCGCCCAACAGGTCGTCGCCGGCCGCGTCCAATTTGAGGAGCCTCTCCCAGCGGCGCTGCCGGTCGCGGCACTCCATCGCCTTTTTCTCCAGGTCGGTGGCGCGGGCCCGGGCGCGGGATGCTTCGCTGGCGTACTGGTCGGCGTGCTTGCGTTCGCGGACCATGTAGCCGCGGAGAATGGCCACGATCAGGTCGGTTTCTTCGACGACCTCGGCGACGTCGGCCTGTTCGGTGTCGTGGACGTGCTCGATTGTCATGACGCGATCGCCTCCGTGGCGGGTTGGGTTTCCGTGGTGGGGGCGGCCTGGACTGGCCAGCTCCCGTCGATGACGGCCTTCTCGTCGCGCTTGTCTCCGGCTTTCGGGGAGCGCAGGTATTCCTGGTAGGAGGCGGCCTGCTCTCGCGCCCAGCGCTGCTGGCGGGCGAATAGTTCGTCGAGCGGCACGTTGAGGTCGTCGAACAGGTGCCGGTCGTCCCCGCGCCCGGCTTGGATGAACGGGCGTTGCTCGCGCGGGAGTGCCGCGATGGTGCCCATCCGCCAGGCGATCCGGGCGGAGATGATGGCGTCGTAGCGGGCGCCGTGCGCCTCCTCATCCACCCACCGGATGCCGAACACCTGGGCGCAGGTTTTGAGCGCGTGGGCCTTCTGCTCCTCGCTGACCTTGCGGCGCCACTTGTCGATGTGCTTCGACAAGGTCTTGGTGTCGATGACAGGTCCGTACGAGCCGCCCATCAGGTTGATGAGCGGGCCGAACCCGTGCCGCACCATCTCTCTGTCGAGAAGGGTCAGGTCATAGTTGCCGATGTTGTGGCCGACCAGCGGAATGCCCTGCTGCCACACCGACTTGACCGCGGCGACGATCTGACCGATCCCCTCCGCCGGTTCAACGCCGTTGACCGCGAGGAAAGCGTCGTCGTAGCCGTGGATGGCGGCCGCCTCAGCCGGCATAGGCACGCCCGGGTCGATATAGAGGGGCGGCCGGTCGACTGGCTTCTCGCCGCCTCCGACGAGGCCGATGTACGCCTCGACGATCCGCGCCTCGTTCGGGTCAACGCCCGTTGACTCGAAATCTAGGGCGGCGAGCCGGCCGGTCCAGAACGTCATATCGTCCACTCCGGCGAGTTGTCGCGGCACTGGCAGTTCGCGGTGATGTCGCGAAGCATGTTGACGGGGCACTCAGACAGGTGCCGCATCCAGCACGAGCAGACCGTCCCCTGGCCGGTGCGTAGATCGCAGGTGGACCAGTGCTTCGCGAGGGCGGCGACGTCGCCGGGCAGGTCCTTGACGAGCGCCCGGTAGAGCGGCGTCGTCTTCAGCCACGACTCAGGATTCTCGGCGCGCTGGGCATCCTGCTGGAGGAGGTCAGCAAGGACCTCGGGCGGCATCTCGAGGTAGAGCGGGCGTTCGTCTTCGGCTGTGCCGTCGGAATCTTGACGCAGGGCGGGGCCGCTGATCGGCGAGGTCAGGGCGGCGAATTCGCCGAAGCTGTACATGATCGAGAGCTCGCAGGCGCGGCGGAGGAGCCAGTTGGCGGCGTTATACCGCCAGGTGGAGTCCATGTCGCGAATGAGGATCGGCCCGCCGACCTTCGGAATCCACGTGGTGTCCTGGTGGAGATGCCTGAACCAGGCGCGGGCTTGCCGCTGCATATCGACGGTGTCGTTCATGACCTCTCCTGGTGCTGGGAGGTGGCGCGGAGGTGGTCGGCGAGTTGGTCGTCGGTGAGGTCGCCGAGGGCGTGCCTGCCGTAAGCGGCACACGCCTCGTCGAGGTGCCCGGCCTGCTGCGCGCGCGCGCGATCCAGGCGAGGGCGTTGGCGCGTTCCTGCTGGTGCTGCTCGTAACCGTGGAAGATCAGGGCGAGGTGGCGGACGGGCAGCGTGATGTAGTCGCTCGAGGCGGCCCGTGCGGCTTCGGTGGCGGTCCGCCATTCGGCCGCGGTGCGGTCGTAGTAGGCGCGGCTCATGACGACGCCTCACCCTGCTGGCCAGCGTCTCCGTCGGCCGTCTCGTTGTTCTTGCCGGCCTCTCGGTCGAGCGCGTCGATTACCTTGGACGCTTCGTCGAGGGTGAGCTCGTTGCGGGACGTGACCTGGTTGTCGTCGCCGCGCTGGAGGACCTCGTTGACGAACGCCAGCGCCGAGTCGCGGTCGGTGAGGCCGACCGTGCGCATGAGCGCGGCCATCTTCTTCTGCTGCGGCTCCGAGATCATCCGCTCGGTGGTGGCGCTGTTGGGTGGGGCCGGCTGCTGGCGGCGCAGGATCTCCTCGGCTGTGACCCGGCTGTCGCTGGCGGGCGGCGGCGCGAGGTCGGGGTCGCCGAGTTCTTCGGCCGCGTAGGGCATCGCGTACAGCACGTCGGCCGCGATCAGACGGCAGATTTCGCCGGTGGCCCGGGCGACCAGCATTGTCTTCGGCTGCTTCTTCCACTCCGACTTGCCGGTCAGGCCCAGCTGTTCGGCACGGGGAATGTCCCACTCCACCTGCTGCCACTCGGTTTCGCCCTTACGCCGGCCGCGCATCACGCATCGGTCCTTCGTGGACTCCACGAGCTGCACGGTGTGGCCGTGCGACTGGACGAGGCCGCGCATGGCGTGCGCGCGCAGCGCCGGTGTGCCCTGAATGACGTCCATGGACCGGAGCGACGCGACGGGCGGCAGCCCCAGTTCGGCGCCGGCGAGAATCGCTGCGGTGATCTCGTGCGGTTTGCCACGCATGGCGGCCGGGACGAACGAGGTCTGGGCCAGCGCTTCGGCGATCTGGCTGGCCTGCTGGACCTCCATGGCCCACACCATGAGCGGGGACGGCTGCGGGTCCACTGCTACCAGCGAGGAGGTGGCGGGCCGGTTGGGGATGGCGAGCTCGGTCACAGGATCTCCTCGAAGGTGGTGTTGGCCCAGCGGGGCAGGGCGATGGTGGCGATTTCGGTGCTGTATCCGGGCCAGATGCCGGTGGCCTGGCAGTGGGCGTAGATGTCGATGGCGCGCTGGTTGGCTTCGCGGCCTGCCTGGACGTCGTCGGGGTCGAGTTCGACGATTTGGATCAGGTAGGGGGCGGTTTTCTCTTGGAAGACGAAGACCATGACGGGGTCGTCGTCGATGCCGACCGCGGTGACGCCGTCGAGGTACCAGGGCTGCTGGCAGTGGTAGCCGTAGTTGGCGACCGATTTGGCGATTGCCGCCCGGGAGGCGTCGGTCGTGGTCTTGTAGTCGCCGACGATGAGCCGGCCGTCGTCGGGGCGGGGGAGCCAGTCGAGGCGTGCGCGCCGCCAGATCCCGGCCTGCTCGTCCTGCCAGATGAGTGTCTTCTCGGGTTCGCCGAGCGCGGGGTCGAAGAGGGCGGAGGCGATGGGGTGTCGGCGGATGGCGTCGGCCATGTCGTGGACGGTCTGGTAGTCGGCGGGTTTGAGCGGCACTGCGCCGCGTTCGCGGGCCCTGGCCACCTGCTCTTTGATCTCTTTGGTGCGCCATTCGTCGGCGGGGATCCGCACGAGTTCGGGGCCGGCGCCGAGCACGAGCTTGTGTGCGGCGTGGCCGAGGTCGAACGCTTTCTTCGGCGGCTGGGGGTGGGTTTGCTGCCAGTGGTAGCGGGCGGGCCCGCCGGGCTGCATGATCAGCCTGGCGCCGGAGGAGGAGAGGCTGCATCCGGGGACGGGGTCGGCGTGGTAGGCGTCTTCGGGGATGTCGTAGACGCCGGGCCCGTCGATGATGGCGGCGGTCTCTGAGATGGCGGTCACTGGGCGCCGTCCTTGCGGCGGTAGAGCAGCGTGAGGTCGTCGCGGGAGCTACGGACTGACTCGAGCAGTTCCTGCGGCGATTTCGTGTTGCCGCCGCCCCTCACGTTGGTCATGACCACGTAGGTGCGGGTGGGCCAAGCGTCGTTCTCCCCCTCTTCGGGGTACGCGCGGGCGAACCACAGCGAGTCCCACGGCATGCCGTCGTCCCACACGTCGCCGGGCTGCGGCGGCCAGTGACGGGGCGGCAGACCGAGGGCCTTGCGCACGCCGGCGGCGACGTACGGCTCGATGTAGCCCTCCAGCTCCCATGCGTCGAGCAATGCGAGCGCCTTGGCGATGGGCTCGGTGGAGTCGAGAGCAGGGGCGGTGGCGTCCGGCTCCGGCTGCTTGTGAGGCGTGATGGCGGCCTGGGCGGGCATGGTGTAGCGGCGGCCGTCGTCGGCGCGGATAGAGGTGAGTCCTGCGCGATGGTCGATGGTGCGCTCGTAGGCGAACTGGACGCCTCTGATGACGACGTCTACGGTGTCGCCGGGGTTGATCTCGGTCATCGGGCACCGTCCTTGCTGGCTGTGGCGGCGAGGTGGTGGGCGTAGGCGATGACGTCGCCGCGGTGCAGCCGCGCCCGCCCGTCTGTCCGGAAGGCGGGGATGCCGCTGACGATCAGCAGGGCGACAGCCTCGACGTCGCGGATGTCGAGTTGCTGGGCGATGACCCGCACCGCGTCGCGGACGCTGACCGAGTCCAGCTCGTCAGCTTCGGCTTCGGCCGCCGCGTCGGCTGCCGCGCGAAGTTCAGACACGATCGCGTCTGCGTTGTGGCGGGCGGACCAGCGGGTGAGGAACCCGCCAGGGTGGCGGCGGCCGGTGTATCCGACCCTGGCGGCGAAGGTCCGGCACGCCTCGGCGAACAGCGGCACGCGGAGCGGCTGGCCGGGCTTGAAGTCCTGCGGGCCGCAGAGGGCGAGGTAGAGGGCCCCGTGCACGGTGACGGCCTTCCGGGTTTCAACCAGGCTGGCGGCGGTGCGCAGGACGTCGGCGACGGTCTCCATCAGCGGTCACCGCCCTCGGGGTGGCTGCCTCGGCAGTGAGCGCCGAATCCGCGACCACCGCAGGTGAGTTCGGGCCGTCCGGGAGGCGGATAGTGCGCGACCGGGGTGCCGTCCTTGCGCTGGACGACGTCGCGGGTGCAGATGGGGCAGGTGGTGCGGGGGCGGGTGGCCATCAGCGGTCACCGCCTGTCGCACTGTCAGGCTGAGTGCCGACGCGGACCGCGCAGCCGTATCCGTCAGGTGCGCTGCCAGCCTGCTGTGCGGTGTAGCCGCGTTCCTTCAGGTACGTCTCGATTTCCAGGGCGTTGCCGCCGCTGTTGACGAGGACGATGATGTGGTCGCCCTGCCCGTAGACGTTGATCACAGCCTCGGGCATTGCGTAGCCGAGACGCCGGGCGATGGCACGCTCGCAGTGGCGTCGGATGTGCGCTCGGTTGAGCCGAGTAGGCGTCCTGGCCATCACTCACCGCCCTGGTCGTCGGAGCTGAGGTAGAGGCCGGAGGTGGCGTTGAACGCCCGGTCGAGGCGTTCGCCCATCACGGCGGCGTCGGTGCGCAGGAGTTCGATCTGGCGTAGCGCCTCGTTGACGGCGCGGGACGGGTCCTCGTGGGTGTGGCGCAGCCGGCCGGTATAGGCCATCTGGGTGAGCCGGTTGCTGAGCTGGCCGAACATCTGGTCTGCGCGCTGCATGCCGTCGCGGAGGCTGCCGAGCACGTCGTGCACGGTGGCCGGGTGTTTGAGCGCGTCCGGGTTGCGGGTGGCGTGGTTGAGGACGCGGACGGCTTCGGCGAAGGCTTGGGCGGCGTGTCGGATGCTGTCGTCGTCGTGCGGCCCATCCGGGTCGAGGCGGTAGGTTGTCACAGCGCCACCGCCGCAGGCTGCTCGTTACCCGTCCACCCGATGCCGTTGTACGAGGGGTAGAACCTTCTGATCTCGGCTCGGTCGTAGAACTCATCGTCGGCGATCTCGCCGCACAGTCTGCACAGGGATCGTCCGCGCGGCGCGACCAGGCGGTTCCTCTGATTCAGCCCCAGCCCACAGAGTCCGGTGTAGATCCGCTCGGGGTTCACGACGTCCTCGATGTGCGCCTCTGCGTCCCAGTCAGCGCCGAGGTAGCGGACTTCTCGTGGCTCGCTAAGTGTCGTCACAGCGCCACCGCCGTGGGGGCGTCGTCGATGGCGGTCAGCTTGTTGCGGCGGATCTGCTTCACCATGTCGTCGGCGATCCGCCCGGCCTCGCGGACCCGCTCGTCGAAGCTGTTGGTGCGTGCCAGCTCGACGGCGTCGTCGCCGGTCGCGTGCCCGTTCGCGGCGAGGATGGCGGCGATCAGCATGGTCCGTTGGGATCCTGAGTTGCCGTAGTCGGCGTTGTGGGCGGCGAGCGCCCATAGGGCCGGGTCCGGCTGCGGCTCCGGCAGGAGTCCATCAGCATCCAGATCGGCGATCGCGGTCACGATCTCCGCAGAGGCGACGTCCGGCACCTCGGACAACGGCACGTCCGGCTTGCCGATGCGGATGACCGTCTGTATCGCGCCGTTGAGCAGGTGCGCGCCCGGCTCGCCGACGTGCATGGCGATCATGGAGGCGAGGGCGGTGATGATCTGGTCGATGACGCACGGCGTCTCGGTGTCGCGGTCGGCCAGCCAGGCGTCGACGTCCTCCTCGGACACTTCCGGCAGGAGATCGGTCAGGGTGAGCAGGTGGGCGGCCGTGTCGCGGGGCAGCGGCAGGGTGACGTCGACCCGGGTCGGGTCGGCCAGCCACGAGATGAAGATCCGGGTGGCGGGCGGCGTCTTGTCCCAGTAGGTGAGGAGCGCGAGAGCCTGCCGGTCCTGCGGGGTGAGGCTGGTGCAGTCGGCGGCGGTGACGTTTCGCAGCGCGGCGGTGATGTCGAGCACGTCGTGCGGGGTGAGCATGCTCTCCGGCGTCGACTCGGGGTCTGCGGGCTTGGTGACGCCGGCGACGGTGTGGGTGGCGAAGAACGCGTCCTCGTCGGCCTCGGATACGGCGGGCAGTCGGTGGATGAGGTCGAGCAGCACCTGCGTGCAGCGCTGGTTGAGGGGCAGCGGGTAACCATCGAAGATGCGCCGGATAACCAGCCGGGCGAGCATCTTGCAGCCGGGCCAGTAGGTGGCGACCGCGAGGGCCTGCCGGTCGGCGGCGTCCGGGGTGATGCCGTAGTAGGCGACGTTGACGATCGCCTTTTCGATGGCGAGCACGTCACACGCGGTCAGTAAGCCTGCCGTCGTGACCGTGTGCTGCTGCCTGTCGGGGGCATGTGTGGTAGTGGTTGTCATGGCTTGTGGTCCCTTGCTGCAGTAGGGATGGCGGGTCGGTTCGTGAGGCTCGGTCGGTGGCTCGGCCGGGCCTTGCGGCTGTCTAAGGGGCGTGCACGCGGGGGCGGCTGGCGATGAACGCCTTGAGTTCGTCCAGCGGCACACGGAGGCAGGTGACCTTGCTGCCGGGGCGGGCCAGGTCGACCGGGTTGAGCAGGCCGTCGGCGATGTAGGTGTAGACGGTGTCGCGGTGCACGCGGAGTTCTTCTGCGGTTTCGGGGATGGTGAGCAGGAGCGTCTTGCGCTCGGTGGCCGGCTGGCGGCCGTTCTTGGCGGTCATGACGCCACCGCTTCGGGTTCGCTGAGTTGGGTGACCTCAACCTCGACCGTGCCGAGGTCGAGGACAAAGTCGAGGTCGAGGTCGAGGAAGGTTTCGATCTCTTCGCGGAGGTTGGGGGCGAGCAGGCCGAGCAGTCGCAGCGCGTAGAAGGCGCTGGGTTCGCGGTCGCCCTTGAGCGCGCGGTGGTGGATGGATGGGACGACGCCGATGGCGCGGGCTTGGGCGCTCTCGGAGTCGTAGCCGAGGGCGTTCATGCGGGTTCTGACGGCGTCGGCGCGCAGTCTCACGCGGTGCTGCGCCATGCGGTCCTCCAGGTGATCCAGAATCAATTTCTGTGCCATTCGGCGTGGTTCGGGAGCGAGTTCTGTGCCGTTCGGCACACCGAAGCGCCCTCAATGTAGCGCTGTGCCGAACGGCATAGCAATACCCGCGCGTCATGATTTTTTGGAGTCAAGACCTCGGGCTTCACGTGGGTAAACCCGGCCGGTCAGGATGTGGTGCCCCAACTGCCCATATTGCGGCGCGTGATCAACGGGGTATCATCTGTGCCCGTGGGCAAAACTCCTGGTCGGCTCGGCGTGTGGTTGAACGCAGAGCTCACCAAACGCGGCTACAACCTCGAAAGAGGTGGCCAGTCGAAGTTTGCGCGCGAAGCGGACGTTCACGCCTCAATGATCAACCGGATCCTGTCCGAGGACCGCGGTGCAGAGGTGGACGTTCTACGCCGGATCGGCAAAGCGCTCGGCTACAACCTGGGGGAGATGCTTCTCCACGCAGGGATGGCTGAGCGCGACGAGCTGCCGCCCCGGCCTCCCGACGAGCTGCAGGCAACGTCGGACAACCCGTACACGGATCCGCAAGAGCGTCACATCTGGGCGATCCCCGGGATGAGCGACGAAGACAAGAGGATGTTCCTTCGGCTCCTCCGCACCATCCGCGCCGAGGAGAACGCGCCAGAGGAACGTCCGTCCGCAGAGGTGCGGCAACTCCGCCGCCCCTCGTGA